ATATCTTACCTTTAATGTTTATACTTTACATTATAACGATACATCTCAATCATTTCTATTTAGTGTTTTTGTGAATTTTGCATTTTTTGCAAGATTATGGTGTAATTCTTCTACCAGCAGAATCATATTCAACTGGTTTATTTGGTTTACCTTGCAAGCCTTCTACTTCCTTTTCGATAGTAGGTTCAGAAAGTGTCTTTTCGACATTATTTAAAAATGATTTAGTTTTAGATGGTTCAGTTTTAACACGAACTCTTTTGTATAATTCTGGAGACCATTCTGTAGGATTAGGTTCTTCTTGGATATCAAGTAGTTCTTCTTCAGTTGGTTTTTCACCAACATCAGCAACCCAAGCATCAGGTTTATCAACAATATTAATATCGTCGTCAACCTTTATTTCTTTAGGTTCTAAAAAGTCTAATTCTTCGTCACGTTTCTTGTTAAAGAAACTAGTCCAGTCAGGTTTGTTATTGTGTTTCAGAGACCAGTTAGCTGCGATAAGCATTAATACAGCTAACGGATCAAACACAATAACAATCATCATTGTGACGATTCTGACTGCTTTTTCGAGGATTTCTTCGCTGGCGCTTTCTTCGTAGATGAGCGCTGCGATGTACTTGATTGGTCCAACTTCGGCTTCGACTTTGCGGACTTCGGCTGCGATTGGCGCTCTTTCTTCGTTGAGCTTGGCAACTCGCTGCTGGGCTGTTCCAATTTCATTGAGGATTCTGGCTCTGTCTTTTTGTTGTCCTCTACGCAGGGCAATGGCTCGCTCTGCACCACCTGCGTCTGTGGTTCTTGAGATGGTTTGATCAACCTGAGCATCCAGTTGAGAAAGTTCTTTACGACTTGCATTGATATTTTCCTTTTCTGTTTTGATTTTCTCATCAATCAAAACCAACTTGGCAGCAACATCGCCAGTAGGTATAGCTTGATCGAGGTGAGCCTTACTTAAGAAGCCAAAGATACCCATCGATGTCAGCATCATCAAAACAACTAAAGAGAATGTGAAATACACTCTCATTAGTTTCGGGATCTCTTTCCAGTTACGATATAACCAAGAAGCAATAACCAGTTTAGATGTTTCTAGAAGACCACCCATCACTGCAATAGGAACTGCGGCTGCAGCAAAGATCGCCATCAAACCAACGATGGCGTACCATGCAGCAACTGCTGATAAAGATAATGCTACTACTAAAAGTAAGTAAGTCATAACTTGTTCTTAATATGAGAACCATGCACTCTAACGGAAATTTGTCCGTTATAGTAATCGTCTGATTCTAATACTCTCCTTGTGAATTGTTCTCGTGCTTCAATGTAAGAGCACTCTGCTTTAGATTTGCAGAAAAACAAAATCTCTCGGCTGAAGTTTTCCTTCCCGAGAGATTCTATATCTTTATTTAGTTCAATGCTTGAACCGTAATAATCCATCCAATCAGAGTCGATTTTCGACTTGATTTTCTTTCTTTTCTTAACGCCATTTTTCTGCATGACCATTTTGTAAGTGGTCTTAGAAAATTTGGCTAATTTCTTTCCGATATACATACGACTGTTGACCTTGTTTACAATTAAGTAAACAAAGCCAACACAGTCTTCGGGAAGTTGTTCAACGATTTTAGAATTATAAGTCCACATAATGGACTATTTATTCCTCGTCGTCAAACTCCTCTTCTTCATAGATGTCTCCAGAACATACTGGGCAATATACGATATCCGCTAATTGGTGATCATCGCCTTTAACGACGATCTTACCTTCTGCTTCACATTCTTTACATTCGAAGTGTTTTGTTACTGCCATTACGCTGCTTTCCCCCATACATCATCCCAGCTACCAGACAATGCACCTTTGGCATAATCGGTCACACGGTTCTCGAAGAAGTTACCGTGCACTGGTGCGTTGATCATTTCCTCAACCCATGGAAGAGGATTCTTTTTGACTTTAAAGATGCCTTTCATACCCAATGAAATAAGTCGACGATCAGCAATATAACGAATATATTGTTTAACGTCAGCAGCATGTAGATCACGCATATCACTGTCAGCGAAAGACAAGTCAATAAACTTGTCTTCTAATTCAACCATCTTCTCAGCGATTGTATATATCTTTCCTTTAAGTTCATCATTCCAAATCTGTGGATTTTCTTTGATGTACTCTTTGAATAGTTTGATCATAGACTCAGCATGCATTGTTTCATCAACGATAGACCAAGTAACGATCTGACCCATGCCCTTCATTAAACCATGGCGTGGGAAGTTCAACAACATAATGAATGAAGAGAATAGTTGCATACCTTCAGTGAAAGCAGAAAATACTGCGATGTGTGTAGCAGTAGATTCAAGTGTTCCATTTTTGCTGGACAGTTCAGTTACGTAATCATGCTTGTCACGCATCTCTTGGTATTCAAGAAACTGGTTGTAAGTTGTGTCAGGCAGACCCAGTGTTTCGATCAAGTGAGAATACGCAGCGATATGCAAGGCTTCACGTGCAGCAAAGCCAGACAACATCATACGAATCTCTGGTTGTGGGAAGTAAGGAAGATAGTTCTTAACATAACCACCAGCAACGTCAATGTCACCTTGTGTAAAGAAACGGAAAATGTTAGTGAGGAATTGTTTTTCTTCAGCAGTTAACTTCTTTTTCCAATCTTTTACGTCTTCCATCATTGGTACTTCAGTGTGTAACCAATGTGCCTGTTCGTGCTTGAGCCAAGCCTCATACGCCCACGGATAATTGAACGGCTTAAAATATGTGCGTTCATCCGTCATTCTACTAGTTTTATTCTTTACCATCTTTATTCCTTATTTTGATGCCAATACAATCTGGCAAATATGTTCTAATCTCTCTATATGTTCAAAGGCTCGCCATGGGCTGCTGTCGATAGCAACAACACCATGCCCTTTGATTCCTACGATATCATAAGAAATGTCACCATTATTATTCAGCTTCAAATTTCTGTGACAATGATCAGCTAACTCTTGACTAATTGGTGGTACATCTGGTACATTACAAGCCACCTTAGTATATCTACTTAATTCTGGAAAGTCCTTGGCAATATCACCAAGCTCAATACCAGCATGCATGGCAGCAACACAGTAAGTTGGATGAAAGTGCATAACTACACGAACGTCATCACTGTGTTGACCAAGCTCTCGTTGTAAACCAAAGTGAAGTGGAATCTCTCCACTTGGTTTTAGGTTTGCGCTAATATCAGTATAAGGCATCTCGCTCCAATTGTAGCTAAAGACTCCTGTACCATTTCCACTATTAATACATCTAGCAATCCCAATCTTTTTAAATTGATCGGGCTGCATCGTTTGCTTACGTACACCACTTGGTGTGATATAAAAGTGATCACGGTCGTGATGGCGGATACTTACATTACCGTCACGACTAGTGATCCAGTTTCGGCGATAAGCCTCAACCATAGTTTCGCAAATTGTCTCTAGCATTTAACCCTCACATGCCAAACATTCGTTACCTTGAGCAAGATCGTGCAGGTTGATTTCTTTAATCACTTCACGTTCAATCTTCTTGGCAACTTTATCTGCTTTAGCAATCTTATCGCTACGGCAGTAGTACATAGTCTTCAGACCTTGCTTCCATGCTTGGAAGTGAACCGCATGGATGTACTTGATGTGGCTATCTGGACGGAAGAACACATTCAGTGACTGTGCTTGGTCTACATATACTTGCCTGTCTGCGGCATGTTGCACGACCCAGCGCTGGTCAATTTCCATAGACGTCTTGAAAACATCTTTTGTCCAGTCGTCCATCCAATCCAAGTGCTGAACCGAACCATCATTCGCAATAATCGAACGCCATACATCATCTGCCCATCCTTCTGGATGCTGTTCTGCTTCCTTTTGAATAACCTTATCTAGATAACGGTTTTTGTTTAAGTGAGAACCCGATAGAGTGTCTTGGCGATAAGCGTTGGCACGATAAGGTTCAATACTAGGAGAAGTATTCCCCATGAGAATGGAAGAAGAAGCATTGGGAGCAATAGCCATAAGATGACTAAAGCGATTCCCAGTACCAACTGCGTCAGGAGCTTCACCACGCTTAGATCCCAATTCCTTATTTGCTGCATCTAATTTTTCTCTTACTGTTTTAAAGATAGATTTATTTAAACCAACCGCTAGGGATGATTCCCACGGAATATTCTTTTGTTGAAGTAGAGCATGCCAACCAAGAGCACCGATACCAATGCTGCGCTCACGGCTTGCAGAATATTTGGCTCGTTCGATAGCACTAGGAGCATTATCAATAAAATACTGCAACACATTGTCGAGCATTTCTGCAACATCAGCAAGAAATGTAGGATTGTCTTTCCACTCATCGTAGTACTCTAGATTAAGAGAAGAAAGGCAACAAACAGCAGTTCTTTCTTCATTGGTTGGCAGAATAATTTCTGAACAAAGATTAGATTGATGAACCATCAAACCCTTGTCCTTGAGCCATGCTGGCAAACGACGATTAGATTCATCAATGAAGTGTAGGTATGGCTCACCTGTTTGCATGCGCATCTCAAGAATTTTCTGCCAAAGTTCACGAGCAGAAACAACCTCACGAATCTCACCACTATGTGGGTCACGCAGTTCCCAAGAATCATCAGCTTCGGTGTCAACCATGGAACGCTCGATGATCTGCATAAAAGAATCTGGGATATTGATACCATGGTGCAGATTAAGACAACGCATATTCTGGTCACCAGTTGGTTTACGCATATCCAAGAATTGGATAATATCAGGATGGTCAATGGACAGATATGCAGCATAAGAACCACGACGAGTACTGCCTTGCTTATATGCCAAAGAAGAAGCGTCGTATGTCTTTAAGTGTGGCATAACGCCAGTAGACTTGTCTGAAGCAGAGCGAATACCAAAACCAATACCAACACCACCGCCCATCATAGACAACCAACTTGTTTCGCTAAAGTTGTCTACTAGTCCTTCCGCAGTGTCTTCAATATAGTTGAGAAAGCACGAGATAGGTAGACCACGCTTGCTACGCCCAAAAGAAAGAATAGGCGTACTATAAGACAACCAGTGCCTGCTACTATAGTCGTAAAGCCTTTGAGCATGCTCAGAGTCGCTACCAAACACACTGCTAACATAAGCGAATCTCTCTTGTGGCGAAACCTCGTCGTCTCGCATATAACTTTCTTTTAGTCTAATCTTACCCAACTCATCAAATAAACTATCCCTTGAATAGTCTACTGTGATGCCATGCACAACACTTTGCATACAATACTCCAATTTTTTATTCTTTATTTACAAAGTCACCCACCATAGGGAAGACTTCAGCTATTACTTTTGCACACTCACGTGCAACTTCCATATGTTCCTTTTGAGTGCCATTTGCGCTGCGGAGTTCGATAAAGTGAATCCAGCTACGCAAAGTGCCATTCATATACAAACGAGAGACAGTCAGTCCCTCAGGCAATACTGCTCGGGCTTGTTCTTTAGCAATCCCGTTGGCAATAGCCCATTTATATTCTTTCTCAACAGCGAATAATACACGCTTTTGAGCACGTTCCCATTCAATCGCAAGTAGTCTTTGGGCTTCATCTGTCTTGTCTACCTCAACAGAATTTTGCCTATTTTTTGTATCTTGCCATCTCGCTTCACGAATTACAAAAGCGTCGCCGATCTCTGCAGTAGGATCTGCATATCGTTGACTGAATTCTTGGAACGAGAAAGAACGATGACGTAACATCTGACGAGCGATGTCACGGGTGGTTTCAACTTCAAGACAAGCACTAACCATTTCTAGTGGCGACCAGTGTTTATTCTTGACCAAATAGCGAATTAACTTCTCTGCTGTCTCTGTGTTGAATTGGTTGCTTGGATTACTAACACGAGCACAAAACGCAACTAACTCTTGTGCATCAACTAAACCCTCATCATACATTTGTCGGGATGGTTTACTATAACTAATCAGTTTCACTTTCATACTTTTTTCCATGTACTAAATTTTAATTTCGCCTCAATCCCCGAAAAGGTATTTGTATTTATCGTTTCGAGAATTTCCTTTGGTGTCATACCACCTTTAACTACCATATCATTAATATCTTTTTGTTCAATATGTTCAGGGAACATACAAACTGAATACCCTGCTTGGATATTCTTCTCTAATAGTTTGGTAATTTCTTTTGATCTTGGTTCATTATCCATCACTAACGTAGCGTTAGCAAGGAGGCTACGAACAGTAGGGGTATCAAAACTGCTTCCTGAAACAGCCACGCAATTTGGGAGGAATAAAGAGTCGATTGGACCTTCAACCACATAAATTCGTTTGCTGTAATCAATTCTGTCGAGTCCATAAATTTTCTCCTGGGTCTCATCGACCTTAATGGTATAATACTTAGGCTGCTCATCACCAAACGCCCTTCCTTGAAAAGCAAAACACTTTCCAGCTGGAGTGAAGTATGGGATGATTAAACGAGGGTGTTCACCCTCAATCGGCTCTTGAAACTTTGGTGTCACCGAATTGGTGAATGCTTTAAATTTTGGAGCAAAATAAAGAAGATTCCATTTGTCACGTGGAATCTTTCTATCAATCAAAACCTTCAACGCTGGGTGATTGCTGGGCAACTTATCCATGCGTGTTAAACCACTGAGGATATCATCCTCAAGCAAATCTTCTTTGGGAGTTTCTACGATAACACTAGTGTCACTAATGTCTTTGTGATCATTGTATCTTGTTGCGCCAGCTTTGTAGCGTTCAAGAACATACTCATCATAAAGGTTGGAGTCTACATACTTGATAAGGTTTCCAAGGTTGGCACCCTTACCACAATTATGACATTTGTAAAAAAGATCCGTCTTGGTGCGATAGAGATAACCACGAGCCTTTAGCTTGTTAGTTGCACTATCCCCACAGAAAGGACAAGAAAAGTTCCAGTTGTAATCTTTTTTCTTTTTGAAGTTTCTTAGGCGAGCACCCAAGAGTTGAGCGAACTTCACATCAATGTATAGCATTCCAAAGTATCTCCGTAGATGATGTAATTATACACCACCTACGGTTGCAAAGCAAAATTTATTTGATAAATTTGCTGAAAAATTCTAAATGCCCGATTAGATAACCAAGAACAATTGCACCACCAACAATCATCCAACGCCATCTTTCGAGAACATCAACACGGGTTTTTACTTGATCCATTGTGTTTTTTAATGTTTGATGTTGGCTAGCATCGGCTCTTGCAAGCGCATCAATTTTCTCGTCTAACTTATCCATAATCTCTCGATTACCTGTAGTTATACGTGAATGTAGTTCCTTGATGTCAGTCTTCACATCAGCTACGTCTTCCTTTAGCGACTCTACGTGTGCTTCCAATTTAGCGACTCTTTCGTTATCCATGTCGTTACTTGTTGTATATGTTTTGTTGCTGCCTGATCCACTCTTGTAGTGCTTTTAATTGTTCAGCTACTTTGTGGTAGGTTGTGTAGTTTTCGGTGACTGTGGTTGCGACACCAGAGAGTTTAACTTCGGAGGTTCCTGCATCAACGCCTCTGGAGGAGTCGGGAACTTCATTACGACTGGCACTGTCGTGGAGCAAGACGAAACCATTAGGGATAGCGCACTGAGCATCAGCAGACGCAGTGATATAAACTGGTACTTCTTTGATGATTGCATCACCCTTCTCCTTGACAATTTCAATTTTATTTACATATTTAGTAACAACCTTGGTTGTAACCTCAGCAGAAGCGGTTTCTTTTTTAGCCACTTCTAACTTAGCCTCAGCAACTTTAGCTTCCCATCGTTCTTGATTGGATATTCCACCTTCCATATACAAACCACAAACCACCACAAAGATTGAAATAATCTTTAATGGTAGTGCGTATTTAGAAATGAACGGGATGTTGCCGAATAGGAAAGCTACGAATGTTCCTACTATACCTGCAGCAAGGATAAGATGAAAAATCCAGAACGGTAGAAGATCAAGTATCCACACGTTAACACTCCACTGGTGTAGATCTGCGGGACATCACTTGGTACTTCTTGATATTTTTCTTACTGATCTTTGGTTCTTGTGTGGCTACTGGTCCACTAGTATTATTTGTTGGTGCACCACCGATAGCTGCTACACCTTCTTCAGAAAGAACTTTAGACACAATAAGTTGTTCTTCTGCTAGGACAACATTGTTGTCAAGCATTCGCATAACTTCTTTGTATCTTTCTTCCATAAGAGAAGTAGTTCTAGAACCACTCTCATAATATTCTTTAACCAACCAAAGAGCACCCACCATACTCTTCAGCTGATTTTCACCGCCTGGTAGTCTGTTGATGAGTTTCTTCATATTGAACACTAATCTGTGCAGATACGTGAATGCATCTCTCTCTTCGCTGGTGCGAAGAGTGCTAGATGGTTTTAAAGTATTACCACGTGCGTCAATAATACCAAGTTTGAATGCTTTGGTATCACTAAAGTTTGTGACCATCATTCTAACTATCTTTAACGCCATTGCGTTATCTACAACACGAGACATTAGATGTTCCTTAACGTAGCTATAATTCTTTCGTCTAATTTAATATCAGAAAGTTTTATTCCATGCTGTGGTATTGTTTCTGGCATTCTCTGTAGATAAACCAAAAACGTTACTAAAGCATCCCAATTAGATTCTTCAATCTTATAGAACAGCATATTAGTTGCTGCTTCACCAAATATATTATAAAGAACTATGATATGATTAAGAATTAATCTTTCTCTTAGTTCACCATTAATTTTATAACGTGTTAATAACTTCTTTAAGTATAAAATCTTTTTAAGATCGTCTTCAAACTCTGCAACACTATGACATTGTGGGTTATCATAGTGATGCATTGCGTATACTAAAAAGTTACTTTCATCCAATTTTGTTTGCATAATCAAATGGAGGGACTAGCCCTCCAATATAATCTAATTAAGCGTCAGCAACAACTGCGTCGTCTGCTGCGTCACCTGTCATAGAACCCATAGCTACTAAAGTCTCAGTCTTATTACGGACGTTACCTTGTGCATCGGTATATGTAACACGACGAACCCAACCAGCGTGTTGCATACCTTTAGCTTTATTAGAAGCTACGTTTTCTTCTACAGCGTCAACGCCGTAAGTGATTGCTACACCAGCACTACCACCGACAGTTCCGTTAGCATCTTGGCTAATGAACTTTGGTTTGCTTTGTGCGTTATCTGTATTTCCCCATAGTGCCATTTTAATCTCCTTGATTTTTGGACTGTAATCTTATTTATTCTTCTTTGCTGGCATGTCGTCAGCATCGTCGTCTTCTTTTTCTGGCTTTTGTGCAGAGCCACCATAACGACTACCTTTTTTAACACCAGCGCCACCACCTTGTTGCTGCTTATACTTGTCACCAAATTTAGCAGTATGTTCTGGAGTACCTGGCCATAGACCTTCTTTCAATGCCTGTAGAAGTTCTTCTGCAGTAAAGGATTCTTTCTTGACTTTCTTAGCATCTTCCCACTTTTCTTCATGTGGTTTATCACCAGCTGCGTGAACCTTATCAACGTCAACAGGCTTACCCATCTTTCCTTCTTTTAATTTTGTGCGAAGAAGTTTAAAGTCTTGCTTGTCCAACTTACCGTTTTTGTTCTTATCAAGATTAACTTGACCGCCTTTTAGCTGTTCTGAAATTTGAAACTTATGCATTTCCCCTGCTCCCATCTTTCCATCTTTGTGTGCTTTAATATGGACTTCTTTATCAGACTTGTGTTTTACAACACCAGATAGTTTGTCGCCAGTGCTTGAATGATAGAAATCAGTTTCTTGACCAGATGTCATATGTTTAGCCATTGTTGGGTGCATCTTACCAGCAGAAGCGTATTCACGATGATTAACTTCATCGATCTGTTCAACTTCTTCTTTCATGCCTAGTTTACGTAGAAGGTTAGCCACCTTACCACGTTTACGGCGTTCTTTGTTCTTAGCGTCTGCTAGTTCTTGTTTGGCCATGGCAGCACTGTCAAATGTCCAAGATTCGTTATGTTGATCTTTCATTTCTTTATCCGTTTTCTTTTTAGTTGCTACATCAGGAACACCAAGCTCGATCTTATCTGTTCCATTTGGTTGGATAGTACCTTCGTTTGTTTGTTTCATTCGTGCCCCATATGTTTACGTAAGTCGTGGTATAATGCTTCTTTATGCTCTGGCTTCATTTTTGAAGGTAAGTTTTTATGGAAATCACCTTTGTTACCAGAAGAAGCATGCTCACGCATCTTAGTTCCAGAAACTCCAGCAGTACCTTCAGAGTCTGGATCACGTTCTCCAGAAGAGTGAACGTGGATAGACTTAAAATGGTAATGGCCATGAGCAGCTTTTTGCCCATTATATTTATGCAACAGTTCGTGCATTGCTTCGTGACGATCAGAACCAGCAACAACGTGCAGGTGCTTTACACCAGCCTTGTGCAAGTCTGCAGCATGGTGGAGAATGGTTGGTTTTTCTTTAGAAGCGCCATGAACATTTGTTCCTGGAAATGCATTCTTAGCATGCTCGACTTTTTTATCAACAGGAAGCGGATTCTTTTTCTTATCTTCGCTGTGTGACAGAACTACATGGTGTTCTGCGCCATGCTCTTTAGCAACTTCATGCACCTTATTAACAACCTGTTCGTGACCAGCTGTCGGAGGGTTCATACGACCAAAAGCCAAGACAGCATGCTTCTCGGTCTTAGCTTCTTTTAGGAATGATAGGAAGGATAACATTAGCAGTTCCACTTTCTTAGTGCCAACGCCTTACGAGTTGGCTCACCGTTTGGTTTGCGCATTGGACCTTCTACACCACTCATACGTGCACAGAAAGACTTGCGACGATTAGCAGCTTTGCTACCCTTCTTTAACTTAGAAGGTGGTGTAGTAACTGGAGCCTTTAGATTAGAACCTTCTTTACGATTGTAAGCATCACGACCCTTTTGTGTCAAGCCACCAGTAGAAGACTTGTAACCTTTAGCATCAACTGCTGCTTCATCAAGTTCAACTTCTTCTTTTTTGAGTTTGTCTTGAATATTTTTATAGCGATAGTAATTAGCATCCTTGGCCACATCATCTTTACCAAATTTTCCAGCATCCATCTTTTTATCAATTTCACGCTTGGCATAACCAGGAACATACTTTCTTAGGTTTTGTTTCATACCCTCATCAAGTTCAGACTCTTCTTTAACACAAGAACCTTCTTCACATGGTTTAGTTCCAGGCTTGCGCTTGTAGCCTGTCCAGCATGTGCATGCTTCTAGTAACTCTTCATCGCTAAATTCATCTAATTCTTCCCAGACTTGCTCCAGATCCATCTCAGTCTCTAAAGCGATTTCTTCTGCCATCTGTTCGATTAAATCGAAATGCTCATCAGCAGATAACTCTTCTTTAACATTGGTTGGGTGACCATTGATCGGCTTCTTAGTTGCTTTATATGCTTTGTGCTCTGGCGTACCCTTGATGTATTTTTTATCTAAAGTAGGAGCGACTGGAGCTTGTTCCACTACACTTTCGTTTTGTGATGCCTTTAGTGCAGCTGCAGTTGGTGCACCTTCACTTCCAGGTTTACGCATACGTTCGCCAGAACCAGCTTTGATGCGTTTACGTTTGGCGTGGATATTATCCCACAATCCACGTTCGCCTTCTTGTAGATAGTCGATAAATGTTTTCATTTTAAGTCCCGTAAGTGTCGTCGATAGCACCAGAACGGAAACCAGTTTTCTGTGGTACGTGGTGTACTGGTGGCGGTGGGTTCTTCTTTCTTTCTTCAGCACGTTTCTTTAGTAACTCTTCTGTCTCTTTTCTCTTTTGGTCAGCAGTTACAATACGTGCACCCTTATAGCCCTTTTCGTGAGCCATCTTTAAAAAGTCGTCGGCTAGACCTTCTTGGATGAATTCTTTAAATGTAATCATTTTTTTACCTTTAATAAGTTAGCTTTTGCGAACTCAGAACGATTTACCAGCTTTGTTGGTTCATCTCTGTGATTGACAACGAATCCTTCTGGTTTAGATTTAGTTCCGTTGATGTGGTGTTCATAGCCACCCTCATGAGTTTCTAGATGTTTAACTAGAGTATTCTTGGCTTGCTGTAAGTGATGGTGCATAGCGAACAGATTATTATAGTGTTCTTTGTTCGCTTCTACATGGGAAACCTGATCAGCATGTTCAGCACGTTTTGCCGACTGTGATCTTTCAGTCTTAACTTTAGCAGCAGCTTTCTCACCTTGTGCTGTGATATGCTTTTGGAAACCTTGTGCTGTTGGCTTCTCATCATTTTTAACAGTGCTGTTAATGTAAGTAGTCATATGAGTGCTTTCGCCACGATGCATCTGAGTAGCACTGTACATATCTTTGCCATGAGTGTCATGGATCTTCTTAGCGGCATCCATATGGCTTTGGAATTCTTTGTGAGCACTTTCTGGATAGTGAATCTTAGAAGTGTCGTGCTCAGCTGTATGATGTGCAACATCCTTGTGCGAGCCGAACTCTTTGTCGCTAACATGCGGTGTGGCTTTCATAGAAGCCATTGTCTTACCTTCGTACTTGGTATGAGTGACAACACCCAGCTTAGCATCTTTGTGTGCCTTAGCTTGGTCGCCTTTGGCAGTATAAGTGATAGTGTTTGGTTTGAAGGATACGTCACCCTTCTTGTGCTCAACATCACCACTGTGCATAATGTCACCTTGATATACACCCTTCTTAGGTGCAACTTTAGGTAGGTGGTCAAGAGCAGCTTTTAGTTTAGTAACTAGACCTGGAGCATGTCCATGGTGCTTCTCGATATCCTCATGGGTGTAATTGATTTTAGGATCTTTATTAAATGCAGACTTAGAAGCAACAAAGAACTTTTTAGTTTCTGGGTGGTGACCATAAACAACAGATGGAGAACCATCGTACTTCATAGTAAGATCACTAGACTTCTTACCCGATTTCATATGTTGATGTGCTTGTGTCAGAGCACCATGTGCATGCTCGAAACCAGTTTTACCGTGCATCAATGGACGGTCTTCTGCATGGTGAATGTGCTTTAGTTTAGCACCTTCTGCTTCGGCTTCTTCTTTTAGAAAGTCGATAAAAGATTTCATTATCCTACCTTTTTAGCTGATGCCTTTAAGAACCAACCATGCTTCTGGTGAGTGTCGATTCTATCTGCGATAAAGTTACAAATACCTTGTTGTTTGTTTGCATTAGCAACATCAAACACTTTGTTTAAGTTTGCCAGCACTTCATTGTTGGCTTCGATAAGTTTAGCCAAGATGTCGACAATCAGAACAACACGAGTAGTTTCTTCTTCTAATGTTTTATACTTGTACAATTCATCAATACTTACTGGAGCATAATCATCTAGTTTACGCAGCAGTTCAGCAGTTGGATCAATTGATCCGTACACATCGCTATACAAATCACCTAGAAAATCATGGTACTGTGTAAACTCAATACCCTCAATGTTCCAATGGAATTGATGCGCCTTATAATACATAACTGTGGCATTGGCCAACAGAATTTTAATTCTTGTTTTTAACTCATCCATTATTTGGCTCTCCACTCTTTAAACGACTCTTTAAAAAAAGGATCGAAGGTTTTACCGCTAAGTGGAACTGTACCACTTTCTGCAGGAACCGATGTGTTCCCATTTTTAAATTTAAAATTCTTTTTTACTTGTTTGACTTCCTGGATCCACTTAGACACAAGTTTACCTGTTTCGTCTTTCAAAAGCAAATGATTTGACCCACGCTTTACAATCTCGTATTCTACTCCATCGTTTTCAACGATGTCGCCTACATTAAAGATCTCGCCTCTGAAATATTGTTCTCTCAAGTCGTCTTTTACCAAGTTTAACTGTTCTTTGATTGGCTCTAAACCAGAACCAATACGGATATCGTTCATCAAGCGACGACTATCAAGTTCACGAATAGAGGTAGGAAGATTCTTCTTAAACTCTTCGTATAAACCTTTTGCTGCTAGACTTCTAGCAGAGTCTTCGCTATCAGGATCCTTGTCACCAATAGATACAGTTTCAACCATATACTTCTTCAATGATTGAACCTTATCAGCGCTAGTGACAACGATGATGTTCTTATAGCTTTCCTTCAGTTTCTTGATCACATCACCGATGTTATCACCAGACTCTATAAAATTGGTCTTAGGGAACACCAGTTCAAGATACTGAAGTTTCTTTTCTACTAATAGGGGATTCTTTTTCGCATCGCTTACATTGGATGCATAGACTACGTGGTCTGCGCCTTTAGACTCAGCCAGCTTTTTAACAGTCTTGACCATCATCTCATGAGCTAGTGTTGGAGGATTAAATCTTCCACAAGCTAAAACGACGGTTTTGGACGGTAATTCTCTTAGGAATTGCTTATAATCTTTCATTTGAATCCATCTATAAAGTAATATACAATTATTTAGGAACGGTCTTATTTCATTGAGAACTTAATACCTGTGTTATCCGAGTCCTTAGCGTTCGCTCCGTAAGCGAACTTGAATTCAGCGTTAGAAAATAACTTCTTCTCGAAAGATAGCTTGTCACCACTAAAGTTTAGGTAGACCTGTTCGGTCTTCATCTCTCGACTGATGTTGTTTAGTATTTCTTGGTAGATCTTGTTCTTGTTCATATAGTCAACAAGAGCGTATCCCATAGGAGCTAGAACCAACGAATAGTATTTCTTGTAGCTGGCACCAGAAAAAACGATATCCAGAGAATCCTTAGAGGCAGTCTTACCTAGTTCTTCGTAGATAGCACCAAACTCGGTCTGAAACATCTTCAGGCGATTAGCTGGAGTCTTGCTAGCGCTGGCAATCTTTTGGATAGAAGCAGATACATCCAAGATTGTGAAGTTTGGTTTACCTACAACAGACTTCAACTTGTTATAAGCAGGCAGCTTGAGAGTCTCGAAAGCCTTTAGAATTTTGGTTGATGTGTTATCATCTTTACCAGCCAGAGCCTTTAAAACGTTAATAGCTTTTAGCTCTTCTACCTTTGGTGTTTTATAAACTTTATCAAGGTTATTCACGATAGCACCAATAGAAGGTGCAGCGCCAGCTTCGAACTTGGCGGATACATCTGAGCGGATAGTTTTATTCCCGACTTTACGATCAACGTAGAAGTCAATCAAAGCCTCGTTACTTATAACAGAGAAGCCGAACTTCGTCCAACCTGCGCCATGTGGTTGAGTTAGATACCAACGCAGAGAAAGGATCTCGCCAAAGTCTTTACCGATAGCTTGACGGTCTTGCGGCTTAACTGCAGTCATCGCTTTCTTTGATGCAGCATTCATTGGAACGTTGTCTGTTTTAGCTTTGTTGTCTGCAACAGACTTATACAGTTGAACTAATGCAGTCTTGATATCAGATCCTACCTTCAACTTTTCTATACCATCGTATACAGCTTTGTCGAAGGATGCTAATGAGGTGTATCCACTGGCTGTAGTTAGTCCAAGTTTATCTGGCGCTAAGTCTTTGGTTTTTAACGTACCCTTTTCAGTGTATGTATTGACCAAGAAGAAAGACTCACCTTTGGTCACACCACCAGAAGCTGTAGTTATCTTTATAAGTTTAGCTTTGTACTTACCAGAGATAGCCTTTTCTTCTGTTGCTGTCAGGTCGTTGATAGTTGCAAGAAGACCAGTCACTTTCAGTAACTTGTCTAAGCTATCTGAGTAAGCAACCTCTACTGCTTTGATCTGAGTTTGGTAACGAGATGTCTTGATAGAAGCAGAAATACCCTTCTTTTCTAGATGGGCTTTAATCTTCTTGGCTGTTTCAGCCATCTTCTCGTAATCGTAATTTGCCATAGTTAGTTTATTATACAGAACTAACTATTTAGGTCAAGTGTCTTGAATACTTCCTGTCCCACTTTCCAATCTGTTGTATGATCTTCTGTGGTGAGATATTGTTTCTAAAGTCGTAGTCGAACGTTTTTAGAAAGTAATGAAGGGTAGAAGAATCACGGTGCCTCTTACAGCGATCTAATAGTATATGTAGTGGAACATTTGGCTTGTTCATTTTGTAGTCAAGATAGACGCAGTGGGCATATGCTTGGATCTCATCGAACTCAGATAGGTATCTTCGCTCGGCATCTTTAAGGGAGTGACCAACTCTTTTGTATGGAACCACATAGCTGCTGGACTCATCATAACGACGATCGTATTGCATAAAGTGGATCATCTCGTGCATCAGAGTCTGGATAACACGGTACTTAAACTTGTCCCAAGTGTGTTGAGTAAATGCGTGTTTATCGAAATTTACACTGTAAATATGTATGGTGCATTGGCGCTCTTCTGGTGCGTACTCTCCACCAACTGCTACATATTTTAACCAGACTTTATTCTTTTTTAGTGGGTCTCTGAACTCTACTCTAGTTCGCCACTTCTTAAAGTAGTTGGAGAGACCAGCCGAGTTATTTTTATACTCGTCTAAGTCTCTCCAGATTTTGGCAGGAATGAGTTTAGCTCTAAATGGACGCTCATAGAAATTGAGCATGTCCATCCAGTCGAAGGTGGCTTTCTCTAGGAAATTCATAGCTTCCCAGAAAGCCCTAACCTTAGCCTAGATGTTTGTCCAAGAAGGCTAGGACTTTCGTTTGATCCTCTAAGTTAGTGTTGCTGAACTCAGTAATATAGGGCATTAACTCAAAATTAGATAATAGATTACTATATTTAGTCTCTCGCCCTCTTAGGAATTGCTCAGACTGGTCGGAGCCTCGATCCTTGTAGCGTTGCTCTAGAAGATCCTTGGGAGCCTTCAAATAGACCACCTGCAAATCAGTGTTCGGAAGTCCCATACAGAACTCCAAGAAAGACTGGTTGAAGACTCGGTCTCCCTCGAAAAGGATGTTGCAATTATGGGAAGAGATCCACTCTTGAAGTGGAGGCTGGACTGCCATAGAAAGACGGTCTGTTCCAGCAAAGGTTTCACCTTCCTCATACTTTCCGAGCACATACAAGTCACGGTCTACATTATAAGAAGCTGAAACTAGCTTGGCTGGCTCTCCGACGATCCAGTCTTTACCTTCCATATACTTGCGGAATAAGGTAGTCTTGCCAGTTCCAGGTTGTCCACCAACGGCAATAATCTTACGTGTCTTCAACGTGTTCTTAATAAGCTGAACACTAATCTGATCTTGAACACCCAATTTATCAACAAATGACATTTTATATCCTTTAAGCGAATGCTTCCAATCCCATTAGAACAGGTTCTTCATCATCGAACATCCATTCCAAATTTTGTAATTTACCTGTACGAATAAAGTTAGGGAATCGTTCTTTATCAATACCACGTTTATCATCAAGCCTCAAGTCAATGGTTTCATTACGTGCATCCCACATAACCTGCCACTCAATACCGTACCACCCATCTTTCTCAGATTGTAGAATTTCTTCTGCTTGACGATCCAGATAATAACCAAGATAGCGACCATGCTTCTCACGAAAGATCTTCTTGAAAGAACACAAGCAAGTTTCCATCGTAAAGAAGTCGATCTGACCACTCAACTCTGGAAAACGATCTAGCATCTCAATCCTAATTCCGTCGCCAAATGATTCAAGGTCTCTGTACTCGCTTGCAGTGAGTTTTCTATCATAATCGTCATCTTTGCCAGCGGCAAGAAGTAATCCATTACGATGAGAACGGGAACCATCATAATCGTCCAGCATAAGAGAACTAGGCTCAACATCAATGCCACAAGTGTGATGAAGATGCTGCATATAGAACCATGTACTATAACGACCAAATTTATGCAATTCTCCTTTAAGAGCGTTCCATAAATTTGTAAAATTTTCATGTTCATTATCTCCATAATAAGACTCCATTTTTTCACGCTGAGTACCATCACCAATAAACTTCTGGTATGACTCGAACATAGCAGGGAGATGCCCCTTGTTCCACTTTGTATCTGTTTGATAACGAAGGCGTTTATAATTGGTCGTATTCCACTGAGTGATGCGATCTACTGTAGCTAGTTCAAAGTCTGGGAATTCGTTCTTCAATACCCATGCAGTTGGAAGCTGATACGTGTTACCGTAGAGCCATGCAAACCAGATTCGTTCTTCGTCATTGTGGTTGTATCTGTTGTGTAGATAGTTTGTAGCCCAGACAGCTGGATCGCAATCATCATACTTCAATGACCAAGCATACCAACGGATGAATGCTTCTCTGCGGTTTTGTTTTAAACGATAATCCATTATTCTAAAAATTCTTCAAGAGAAGGTTCATTCAATAATGCGTCACGAAGCCATGCATTACCAACAGCGTCAATTGCTGCTTGTGTCTTGGCTTTCTTCTTTTCACCCCAAGTGTAATTTTCTAACCCTTCTTTTCTAAACTGCTCTCTAGCTTTCGATGGCGGTAGAGCTTGTTTCGGGCTAGCTGTAGCGAAGTTTCTAAATGCGATCTGTTCGACACGTGTGGGGAAAAGAGGCTGGTCAGAACGTAACGAGCCTGTGGGGTCAACTGCCCAGAAGATGAGACCATTTCTGTAATGCCATGTGACCGAAGATGGTGTACATGATATCTTAAGTCTTGTAGTATTCCTCTCTTTGACTGCATAATCAATCCATGCATCCCAGCACTTGGATGCATATCCCTTTCCTTCTTTTCCTTCTAGTGTGACAATTTCGTAGAGATTGGCGTAACCATCTCGATTAAACGTAGCGAAAATTAAACAAACAACCTCACCATTATCCTCATAAGCCATAGGTGGGCACTTCTCGTAGTTCTTGAAGCGATACCACAATGAGTGCGCAGCCGATAAGAACTTGGTGTTCTTACCAGCTGGGCTTTCTTTGATTAGTTGTTCTACTTTAGTTGAATTAACGAATAACATCTTGTAAATCCACCGCACCTTTGATCTCGACATTTTCGATAGACATCGTCAGATCTCCGTCGAAAACGCAGTACATATTCATATTCATTAGATAAGGTTCTTCCTCGATACCTGCTCGTTTAATTACATCGGCAGTAGAAGTAATTATACATCCATTATCTAAGTTTGTCAAATATAATGGACGCTTACCGTTGCGGAATGCAGTAAGAGTTCGATTCTTATCGAGGACACAAACTGCAAGCGATGCATCTTTCCACTCAACTAGCGGAGACTTACCAGCTGCAAAGGTATGCAGTAACAGTTCGGTGTCATTCTTACCTTGGCACTTGTAACCATACAACTGTTCCCAATTCTCTGGCAGTTCTTGAGTGATGACACCATTGTGGGCTACGCTCATATAGTTGTTCCAGATCGGTTGATTGTACTCAAGATCAGAAGTGCTATAACGACAGTGTCCGATTAGATACAAGTTACCATCATCAGCAACCATATCTGCTAAGTTGTCGTTGTGTAAAAACTTTTCAATGAACTTATCCGCTGGGATAGGTTCTACGATGTTTTCAATACCAGTGGACCAACTAGGTAGGAATGAGATACCAGTGGCGTGTAAGCCACGAATACGAGACTCGTGGAATACCCGCTTGATCATATCAAAATCATCACGTGTGGGCTTTTGAATAATAGCCCCAATTACTGCACACATTACATAAAGCCCTCAAGTGCACCAACAGTAGTTGTCTTTGGTGGGTGATACTTATCAACCAGATCTTGACGACCTTTGTTGATCAAGAAGTCATACCATTCTTGGTCGTCCCACATACCTTGGCTAACACCATTCCACAGATGGCGTGCAGATCCATCTTCGTTCAAGTGTCCTGGATGCTCTTTGTTTAGGCGACGAGACTCAACGTATTCATAGCGCAAGTCTTCGTAGTCTTTAGTGCCAAGGTCAAGCATCTTCTCACGGAAATAGCAAACCAGTGAAACACGTTCTGCTTCTTCGTCCAGCAATTTAATTTCAGTATTACCGTGCATAACTTCGTGGTTGTTAATCAGCAACAAGTCACCTGGACGCACGTTAACCGCAACACGATACTCTGGAGCAACAAGGTAGCAACCAGAGTAGTTACCATTGTTGGAAAGAACCAACAGGTTAGACAAACCAGTCGTCAGGTCGCCTGCATCAAAGTGGCAAGCAGTGCGGAATGTTTTGTTCACTGTAATGGTAGTGAACGGAGTTCCTGGGACTAAGAAGCCTTTATCAATCTTGCTTGCAGCTTCCATCTGTGCATTGAAACGTTGTGGCAGCAACTCCTTAAAACCTTTAGCAAGAGTTTGTAGGAATGGGAATGCCATAGCAAACTTCTGTGGCTCACGTTGAGTGTAAGATGTAGCACGACCATAAGGGATACGTGGATAACGATCAAACCAACCAGCAATACCAGAGAACACACCGTTAGCGTAAGTAGTAGAACAAACGTACTTCTTAACGATACGGTCTACTTCCTTTTTCTTTTGATCATCTGGAAGTTGCTTGGTTGCGTCTACCCAAGTTTCAAAGTCGAAGTTATCTTTCTTTACTGCTTGAATACCCCAAACGTTGTTACGTGTAGAAGGTTGTTCTTTCTTACCTTTATGCGCTGCACGGATATCTTCGATCGGGTCATCGCCATACAAGTTTGCACCTGGATTTGAGAAGTAGTCGATAATATCAGACTCATACTCAGTAACCCATTCACGATTACCCAACTTCTCGCCACGTGGACCAGCAGCCATACCACGGTTCTGCGTTTCTACTGCAGCTTCACGCAGACCAGCATAGGCTTGATCTTGTTGCTCTTTACTGAAGTAGTTCTTGCGGAACTTTAAGATAATTCTTTCCTCGCTGCAAGTTAGCTCAGGATGTCCTGGGATCTCAGGCATATAGACATCCATATCTTCTTCGATAAGAAGATCATAATCTTTCTCTGTAGGAAATTGCCCTTCCATATGCGAGCAATCGTGTTTGATTGGTGCTACTAATACCTTAACCATTTCTATCTCCTTAAAACTTCCAACCGTCAAAACTTCCCTCAGCTTTGGCTCTCTTACCGAAATCACTCTTATCGAAAACTGGACCATCATCCTGTCCAGAATCAGAAAGACCAGTTTGCGCAGAAGCCTCTACATCATACAACTTCATCTTTGATCTGTCAATACCAATAACGAATCGTTTGAAGTAACTAGGATCATTATACCTATTTTTTAATTGCTTGACAATAATTTGATTCAATGCTTCTAGTTCTTCGTTGCTAACTAATGCAAACATAAAGTCGGCTGTCGCAGGTAGACCGAAAGATTCTGAGGTATCTTCCAAGCCTGGATCTGAATTGGTATAACCAGATCGGGTAGTTTGTGTAGCTGAGACGATTGGAACATTAAACTCGACTGCCAAACCACGCAACTCTTCTGCAATTGCCTTAACATATGTATAAGAGTTAATACTTCCACCTTGCTTCATACGTTGACTTGCACAGATGTTCAAGTAGTCGATGAAGATAATATCAGGCATAAACTCTCGTTTCAATTTCAATTCTTCTAACAATGCACGGAAATGCCCAGAGTGCGCACCAGCAGTTGGGTACTCTTTGATGATCAACTTACCTTGAGTCTTTTTCGTAATCTTACTGATACGAGTCTCATAGATGTCCTTGTCAACCACCTTCAGTTCGTCCATCGTCAGGTTCAATAGATTAGCGTCGATACGTTCAGCGATACGTTCTTCAGCCATTTCCATTGTTATGTATAAGACATTTTTACCCTGCGTCAGACAACCTGCAGCAACGTGACACATAAACAGCGACTTACCAACACCAGTACCAGCCAGTGCGATATTCAAGGTCTTTTTAGACAAGCCACCCTTGGTAATCTTGTTGAACATATCCAAGTCGAAGGCAATCTTCTCCTCGACCCTATGATAATATTCGTAACGAGATTGGTGGTCATCCAAATAGTCGTGACCGATATGGCTGTCGAAAGACACAGCCAGCGCATCCGAAAGGATAGAAGGGATAGAGTCCTGCGTGAGAGTCTTCTCACGACCATCAATAACTTGAATGGACTTTAGAATCGCATTGTAAACTGCACGATCCTTACAAAACTTCTCTGTGTGTTCAAGCATCCAGTCTTCATTGACTGGAGCATCAGTTAGACCATCGACATAGGAATTGACATCAGCCAACTCTTTGTCAGTGAGGTCTTTTCTGTTGCCAATCTCAATCGAAAGAATTTCTTTCGTGAGTGGTTTGTTATACTTGTTGAAAAACTCTGATACAATATTAGCTACGATGGACTCTTTCTTGTCAGCAAAATACTCTCTCTTAATAAAGGGAATTACTTTTCGGCAATAGTGTTCATCATAAATTAGTCTGCTCAGAATCTGTTGCTCAATTCTCATCAACTCCACCAGTATATGTTATTTCGTTTTGTTGCAGCTGTTCTAGAATAATCATCTGCAACATATCACCAAGATAGTGTTCGAGTTCATTCGCAGTATAGGTAACACCCGCATCTTCGTGCACCTCGTATTCAAAGCGCATCTTACAAGTGTCACCCATCTCCTCAAACTTAACCTCACCGTAAGAGAAGATTATACCTGCGTATGGTCCACTTGTCAACTTTAGCCTGTAAGCTCCAGTTGATGCACTCTTGAGAACCACGAATGGTTTAGCGAGGTGTTCACCCATTATCCACCTCGCCCAGAAGCACGTTCAACTGGTCGTGCAGCAATACGATTGACTGCAGCGTTCACTTGCCTTGCAGCTTCCTTACGGGCAAAGCCTTGCTTCTGCAGTGTCTTTTTAGCTTTCTTCTTGGCACGATTAAGAAGTTTCTTGGCTTCCCACTCTTGCTTAAATTTAGATGGCTCACTCATCTACAAACTCCAATTCTTCTAATGCTTTGTCCAAGTCATCAGACTGAATCATTGAAACATTACCAACAGAATACTTGTTCTTGACAAAGTCATAGAACTTTTTGTTTGTCAAAATAGACATCCAGAAGTCTTTGGTTTCAGTATCCTTTAGGCGATACTTCTTGTCTTCAACGACACCGTCTTCGTCTACCTTTGAATACCAACCATTGCTAGGCTTGACAACGTGTCCTGACTCGAGTGCAAGATCAAGTAGACCGCTCCACTTGCTAATACCGCCGTCAAAAGATACAGCAACAGGGATTTTAGATTTTTCTTTAACATAACGTGACTTTTCTACATTGATAATAAAATTGTAACCAGTCACTTCAGTGCCATCTTTCTCTTGCTGACGTCCAAGAATAAAGATGTTATCGGCAGAGTAATAAGAACCAGTACCACCACCGACAATATCTTTAGGATACAAACCAATTTCTTTGTAGGTGTGGTTCACAACTACCATCGGAATATCCTTGAGAGTCAGGTGAGGTGTGACCATACGGAATAGAGATTTCATCTGTTTAGCACGAGACATATCGGCTACAGATTTACCATCGAGCGCATCCTCAACTTCTTTCTTAGAAGCCAAGTTACCGATGGAGTCAACTACAATCATCAAACGATCACCACGATCTAGGTTTTGTAGTTGCTGCATGATGTCGAACTTTAACTGTTCAACATCTGTAATAGGAGTATGGAGCACCCTGTCAGTGTCAATGCCAAAAGCATCAAAGTAACTCTGCGGAGTACCGAACTCAGAATCGTAAAACAAAAGTGCTGCGTCTTCATATTTGTCCAAATAAGATTTCGCCATCAGCAAGCTGAAAGCAGTTTTGAAGTGCTTGGATGGACCAGCCCACATCGTAAGACCTGGAGTGAGACCACCATCAAGACGACCAGACAGAGCCACGTTAATGACTGGAATGCTGGTAGGAATCATATCCTTCTTAGTGAAGAATTTAGAATTCGCAAGAATAGCAGAGTCTTTGATCGTGCTGTTCTTTTTAATTTTATCAAGAATACCCATAATGTTCCTTAGATAGATTTATACAAAGCAGATTGTGCAACAAAGTTTTGCTTCCAACCCCACTCGTCGAGAACCAACTGATTGAAGATGTGTTCTTCAACCTCAATAACATCTTCAACAGACAACTCAAGCATACGGATCGCACGATTATAATTGTCTTCGTAAGAACCTGGAGCTTGAGGCATAGCACGAAATTTGAATAGTGCCAGATCACCAGTCTTCGCCTTCTTAAGATTCTCTTGTGCGACTTTAATCACAGCCACTTTATAGTCTTCAACAGACTCATTATATTCCGCCACATGCTTCTTAGCATTGTCTTTGACAATCTTAAGAAGTTCTTTGCGGTTCATCTTTACACTATTCATAACATTCCTTTTCAAATCAAGCATTTAGAAATTCCAGCAGCTTTTGTTCATTGACCAAACCATTTAGCCTTTTAATTTCTTTCTCATTGTCATCAACAAGAACCATCGTTGGTACGCTACGGATACCATAGGTAATGGCAGTTGCCATATCTACATCAATATCGAACTCTACGATTTCAACATTAATCTTGTCCTTAGCATCTTGAATAACTTTAGTCAAAGCCTTGCATGGTTGGCACCATTGCGCATAAAATTTATATACTTTCATATTATCTCCTAAAAATTGTTGCAGGACAATTATGGATTGTTCTTGGAATGCGGTACATCGAAAACGAATGTAACACGAACACAGTCACCAATATTTTTAGTCCCATGTGGTAATTTATTATTGAACCAGAGTAATGTTCCAGGTTCTACTGTAACAGACTCATCTCCTACAGTGTATATGTATCTGCCTTGAATGGACAGATGATAACGATCTCGAGTTTGGTAGTAACTACCAATATCGATGTGTTTTCCAACTTCGCCACCAACTGGAAGTGAAAGGAAACCACAACGACTAAACTTTTTAAAGTTGCGTTTTAAGAATCGAACAACTTCAGTGTGTCTTTGTATTGCTGGAGTTGGAACACAAATCTCTGTGTCACCAACGTACTGATCTATAGATTCTACACCACCCATAACAAGTTGTAGCACACCAGCTTCCACCTGAGGGAAACCACGATCGAGCATAGACTTAACCCCAGCAACATTGAGTTGGCTTCCCCAGTCTTCTGGGTATGCATTCAACTGTGCCAAAATCTTTGACACATTGATACCAGTTTTAATTATTCGGATATTATCCAAAGAAATCCTCCAGCGAAGATTCTTCTTGAGTCTTCCAACCTAGCGGTTCGATGACAATCTGCAGTGCATCAAGAAAAACCTTTTCAAATTGTAAATCATAGTCTATGTAGTCGTGCAGTCCAAGTTCTTTAGGCAACTCCTGCGGGAATGCAATAACATTCTCGTGGATTGGATTGGGTGTACGCAAATAAACAAACTTAATCTTATCTCCATCACGGATAGCCTGATACTTTTTATCAAGCCCATGGCGCTTACAATAATGATTGTATAACAAAGCACCACGCACTTGAATCGGTGTTCCCTTTTGATAGATAGGTGAGCCAGCATATTGCTTCACGCCATTACAACTGCGAGGGAATGCGATATCTTCGATTGGAAGTTTATCGAACACCTTTCGGAAATCCGCCACATAATTATGTAGTGCTTTCTCTTCACCCAACAAGATAACATCAATAGAGTCTTTCAGCTTGTCACGGATGACAGCTGGTGTAGATGACTTGACCATCTCAAGACCCATAACCTTGATCTTAGGTTTGGCAAACTGAACACCCTCAGAGTTATGCACACGCAAGATGTAACGCTTCTTGGCAGTCCAAATACCTTTGTCGGCTAGAACCTCTCGCTTCATCTGCATCTTCTGAGCATATGCATTCATATATTGCGCAAGTTCGGTGTATCCAGAATCGATGAATGGTTGGAAAACATCCTCGCAGATCTTGTCCATAAACTTGATCTTGCCAGTGGTGTCTTTATCCGCAGCAACAGTCTCAACCAGATTCTCTAGAGAAAGATAGATCGAGTCAGTGTCGATCGCAATAACATAATCTTGGTCAACAGTCTTTAGCGTCTTGTTCATAAACGCATTTAGTTTATTGGACATCCAACGAATGGACAACTGACCACTAGTGGTAATACCTTCAGCCATACGGATATCGAAGTAACGGAAATACTGATTACCCATCGCACCGTAGGCAGAGTTTAGGGCAATCTTCATCGCCATCTGCAGGTTGTTCAGTCGGCTAATCTCTTTTAACAGGTTAACCTTGGACTTGTCGTTTTGATATTCCTGTTCAACCTTCAACATCTGCTTCTTGAATTTACTACGGTTGGCGTACATCGTTTCCATCAACTCAGGCATAAACCCTTTGATGTCTTTACGATAACACCAGCCATTGGCAGTAACAGCCAAGTCACGTTTGTGGCAGTATGAGGTATCAACTTCTTTGTTGAGCAACTTGTCAACCGTCACACTCAACTTTTCAGATGTTAGAGTTTCTGGTGAGATGTTGTACTGCATAATCAAATGAGGATACAGACTGTTCAAGTCAAACGACGCAACCCACTTGTGCCCACCGATGATTGGATCCTTAACGAATGCGCCTTCAAACTGAGCATCTTTACCGCTGTGCGTCTTTTGTGGGATAACAATACCCTTTTTACGCAAGTGGTTATAGATGATAGTATCCCACATACGAACCTGAGAGTAAACATCCTCTGGATTGATCTTGGCATTGTAAGCCATGGTCAGATGCAGTTCAATCAAACGCATCTTATCTTCTAGTTTGTCAACCAACTCTACGTCGTGAATGTTATACTCTACGAATTGTTGCCAGTGGTCAGTATAAAAGTCTTTGAAAGACTCTCCAGGGTTTTCTTTCTTCTTATCACCAAGTTCTTGCTCGGCAATGTAGTCAAGACGATAAGACTCTTGCTTTTGATAGGTGTACTTCTTATAGAGTTCCAAATAGTCCAGCTGACTGATACCAAGAATATCGTAATGAATTTCTTCGTTACCTTTGATAAAGGTTTTACGTTCGTTGATATAACGCCATGGGCTAATACGCTCGGCTTCTTTGTCGCCGAGTTCACGAGAAATACGCCGAATCAGATATGGCATATCGAAGAAGTCCGTGTTCCAACCAGTCACAGCATCAGGATAACTCTTTTCCCAAAATGCCAAAAACTCCTGCAACAGATGACGTTCATCGTTTGCATGGATATAGATTAGATCTTCACGATTGTGCACAAAGGTTTTAGAGCCAAACGTGATGATACGCTTGGACTGTAGATCCTTGACTGTGATCAGAAGAATTTCTTCGTTGGCTGATCGGATATCTGGAAAGCCACCTTCTGTAGATGTCTCAATGTCAATGGTGAATACCTTGAACAACTCCATATCCCATTTGATATCATCGGGATACATATCACTGATGTATTGGTATGAGTAGTTTGTGTTACCGTAAACATCAAAACCCTGCACACCTTCGTAACGTTTCACAAAGTCACGAGTCTCTTTGATGGTTCCAGGTTTTACTTCGTCAACAATAGTGCCTTCAAGTGTGCGCCACTTAGAAGAATCTTTCTTAGAAGTGACGTACAGCGTAGGGTAGAAATCCACCTTACGCTGATATGCTCGCCCCTTATCATACCCACGAACCAACATCTTGTCGCCCATTGGGTGAACGCTTGTATAAAATTCCATTAAACTTGTTTTCCGTACATTAACATCATTGCATCCAACGCACAGTCGTGCACAGGATGGTGCTTAATAACATTATGCCTTAAAAAGAGTGGGTGGTCAACTTCGCAATATCCATTAGTTGAACCGTACATAATATCAACGGCAGTGCGTACATCACGCCATTGTGCGTAGTCTGTAATCTCTACTGCTCCAATTTTTACAGCAAGGGAGTCGATTACAAGTTGATCGAGTGAGCCACGTGCCCACATAGTTTGTTTCCTAGCATTCGGAAACTTATTCATATAGTTATGAAGGATAGTAAGACCCTCTGCTGCAGTCACATCAGTGCTAGAAGGATCAAGCGATACACTCTTTACATACTCATGCTGGTTTGCCCACCACTCAAGAGTAGATTTTGAAATAGTGCGACTATACTCGACAACCTGTTCCTTGGCTTTAAACTTTACAAAACAAGCGTCATCAAGTAAGTCTTGATACGTTGGACGTTTCTCTGGGTCGAAATGAATCAAAGCTGCCGATAAAACGACAGCATTTGATTCGACACCTAAACTCTCTATGTCAAAAATGAACATTAATATTCCTTAGGTTTATAACCAATCTCAGTGACAAAGACTTCCATCTTTTTATCATCACTCCATGGCTCTCCAAACTTACCATTACAGTAATCGTTGTCTTCATTTACCAAAGCAAAAACTTCTTCTCTGGTCACTTCTCGAGAACCGATGATCGTTTCACCAAGCCACTTCTGAGAGAACTCTTTCATCTCTTCCAGCGTTACAGTATCTTCTGCCCAAGTTACTGCAGAGCAAGGAAACTCGCCATCATTATGATTATCGGGCACTTCAATAACATAGCGCATACGATACTGCGATAGTGTTTCAACTAAAACATACTTACTCATCTTCGCTCCTCATATTTTGTTTGCGTGCCTGATGTTCTGCTTCGTGTGTGTCACAAAGAGTACGAATCCAACCACCGCCACGTTGCACACCTTTGTTACCGCAAGTCTCGCAAGTTCGATGTGCCCAAGACTCAGCCATAGTTACCATACCAGAGATGTGTTCATCTCCACCATCATAATAGAAACGCAGTCCACCAAATTTCTCTTTGATCTGCGCAACACGAATCCATTCAACACGTGGGATGATTTCGTGTGGAGTTGCCATAATATCATCTGCACGATCTTCGTCCCAATGATTTGGGGCTTTACCTTTGCAGATAAACTTTAGCACAGCGTCACGACCCCTGTCACGTGCACGATCTAGGCGTAGTTGATATGCACGAGTACCACGCTTCCACTTAGTGTAGTGATCAATCTGACCAATCAATGCTTTGATGATAGGATACCAACCTTCACCAATTGCAAACCCACCATATTGTTTACCCTCGCCAAAATAACGAGGGTATTCTTCAGCCATGTGCTTTTCAAATTCTTCGTAATTCATAACAACTCCAAATAGGTATATTCTATCGCCAATGGTGCTCTCGGTCAAATGTAATTCCGAGAACCTTGTGAATCAATTTGTCTTTAATCATATCAGGAACAGACACATAGGGATACTCTAGAATAAACGGACATCCTTTATCGTGCCCCCAACTATGATTGCTAAAAAATTCTCTAGCAGATTGAATGTCAGCTTTTTTATTTGGGTCGAAATACCGCTTTTGTCTCACAAGTGTTTCTAAAATCATTTCACATCCTCAATAGAATCTGCAACGTCTTTATCGGAACGCACTTCAACAAAGATTGGAAGGAACAAAGATTCCTCGCCTTGTTTGTTTTTGATACGCATATTATATTTCACTGCAACAATTTTACCAATGAGAGTATCACGAATAGCCCAAAGGTTATTTCGATGATCATCATTAAAACCAGAGCCAACAGAGACGGTAATACGCTTCCCTTCTTTGGATCTGCTTGCACATACAATAGCACCCAGTTTTCCAGCGTACTTGCCAGTACCTTCTTCAACTGCGATAATTTCCAGGTCACACTCTAGCTCCCCTTTGAATTTAATCTGGTGCTTTGCACGTTTATCCTCCCAGATACCAGAACGATCTTTGAGGATAATACCTTCTTCACCACGAAGCAGCAGTTCTTCAAATAGTGCTTTTGCAGTATCGTAGTTCTCCACTTCCCAGCTTTGAACAACAGAAACCTTCTTAGGTTTGTGGGTGCCAACCAGAATATTCAATGAGTCCCAACGCTTTCCGTAAGGAACATTACACTTACCTTCGGAGAATTGAATGAATGGAATTACATCCCAAACAGTCGCACGAACCTTGTGTGCTTCCAGATCAGAGATTGTTCCCTTGTTGGCTTTGTTCAGGATACCGTTACCAGTTTGACGATCTAGGATCACACCCTTGTCTTTGACGATGAGTTCTCCATCGAACACGCAGTCGATGTCTCCAGCCAAAGCAATAAAATCTTCATCAAGATTTCCTAGCAGTTGAATTTCTTTGCCATTGCGAGAGCGGTATTCCACTTTGCCATTCCGAACGATTGCGTTGAACCGCATTCCATCCATTTTGGTTTGTACCAGTGCTGGGTACTTTACCTTGTCCACCAGTTTCTGCTCGAATTGGCTGCACAACATCACTGGATACTCTTGGAGCAAGCCAGTCCACACTGCGTTTGCGGTTGAAATTGCTACCCCACATTTTAGATCCTTTTGAATGATACGTTCGATAACCTTAGCGTCATCAGCTGGCAGACCAGAAAGAATGGCACGCAGATGAGCAATAGCAGCGTTGCCTGTGACTTCCCGTGAAGAAAGGTAATACAGATTTTCCAGAGCCATCTCCAAACAAGTTTGATGCTCAGAGTCTTCTCTAACGAAAGTGTATTCTGGAATCTTACGGATGTAGAATTGAGTGAATGGATCTAGAGCCAAGCGCACAACTTCACGCAAGGTCGAGTTGTCACGATTCGCTTCCAGCTGCTCAATTTTGTAATTGCGAGAATTATTAGCAGCAAGCTGATTGAAAAAATCGTGTAGGTTCATTTGCGTTTCAATTCTTTAAAGGTGCGATAGCGAGGATCAAATCCAATAGGTTTCTTGAATGTCTTCACAGAGCCAGTGTTAACATTGTAGAATGCGTAGAGTTTACGCTTGTCGTCAGACAGGTAGTAGATGTGATTGGCCACATCACCTACCCAGTCCTTAGTGGTTTCTTGGTATGCTTTCATTACCAACTCGATTGGTAGTAGAAGTCAGTACCCTTACCGAATGCGGGATCGTTCAAAACTTTCTCCAGTCTATCGGCAGTAAACTGCAGCTGTCCCATATACCACTCATCATACTCAGTGGAACCGAAAAAGAAACCACTGCGAGTGGGCAACAGTTCTTCAGCTTTCTTCGGGTCAGCAATAATCTGTCGGCAGATATCAATTAGCTCTTGCATCTGTTCACGGCTGACCCATGCCTCTTGGCATTCATCTCGACCATCTTGACAGTTACGAACAAACCATTCGTGGATGGCATTGGCTTTGCGCCAGTAGGCTACACGGAAAGTTACTTCTTGTGCACCATAGTCTTCGTCTTCAATGCCAACGACACCAAAGATGTCATTGACTTTTTCAATTCGCTCAACGTCAGCCTTGTCGAAATACTTACTCATATATTTCTTAGCCGAAAAGTACATATCGAGACCCATAACAAAGCTCCTTTTCAATTCATCATAAGATATATTATACCCTAATCTGCAAAAAAGTCAACACCTAAATGACAAAACCCTACACTCGGTAGGGTCTTTAAAAGTAATACTTTAGGTTTACATTTTGATGGATCCAGCGGATACCACCTGAATACCAGAGCCAAAAACCCTACGATATTCATTTTCCATCTTTTCATCTGCACTAGCTTCGCTGGCAATTGCATGCTTAAAAAGATAAATCTTATCTTTTGCATATGGCATATATGGTGCAATACCAACGCCAACACCTTGAGCAGTTTGCTGCAACTGAATTGACGCTGGTTTATCTAAGAAATAACCAGCCTGTGAATCTGAAGTAACTTCACTAATAACTTCTTCACCATTAATCAATTTGAACACTTTAATCATACTATTCCTCAACTAATCTTTCAATAAAATCTGCAGCAGCATTTTGATCTTCAAAAAACTTAATAATAAACTTATCCAAGTCAATTGTATGATGCGCTGCAACCATTATGTATTTGTTTTTAAAAACAGATACTTTGAGATGCCATTCCCCTCTTCGCACTAAGACGAATGAAATTAGATTTGGGGATAGTCTTGCTCTCATCATAGAAATTATTTAGGGGGATCAAAGTCCCCCTAAGTTTCTACGACGATTTATTTTTTATCACTAGGGTTTGGTGGAACTTTTCCATTCACCCAATCCCAGTCTTCGTCGGTCATTGGTATCCAGTTGTTCATAATGTGAATCCCTTTCTTTCAGAATATCTTCTAGCCCAATGCTCTACATCAGCTGTAGATTGTGGATTCTTAGAAATGATATAATTTTCTAGAGGGGACTTTTGCTCAAATAACTTGGACAGTTTCTTGAGCAAGTTTTTCATTTTACCTTACCTTGTTTGTAAGTTTTAAACTGGTTAATACCATCGGCAATACCTAGAATGATTTCTTTACAGGCTTTCAGCAGCTTTGTCATAACCATCCTCCTGTAGGAATTGCTTTCCCTTACCTGCCTTGACTGGAACCTTCTTAGCTTTTTGCTCTTCTGGAACTAGCTTGTCAAGTGCGATCTTGAGGATGCCGTTGAACAACTCAGCGTCTTTGACTTCATAAGAATCACCAAGAGCCCATGCACGAGTGAATGCACGGTTAGCAATACCTTTGAACACAAACGTTTCATCTGGTTCTACAGATTCAGAGTTACCTTTAACGATTAGCTTACCGCCATCGATAGTGATGTCGATTTCGTTTTGTGCGAAACCAGCAACCGCAATCTCGATTGTGTAAGTATTACCGTTTTTACGGACGTTGAATGGAGGATAGTTTGGAATGTTTTTTGTCAAATCATCATGCAGTGCTTGCATGCGTTTGAATTGGTCATCGAAACCCAAGAAAAGTTTATCGATGTCTTTGAATGCATCTTGCGAAAAGAATGCAGGAACGAACTGTTTGTTCATAGTTTTCTCCTATTAAGCGAGTTAATTAAATTGTAGTTACCCCGAAGGCATAACATGCTGGTTACTTTATCCAGCGACTACTACGAGAGTCAGTGCAATTGCTCGGACGCCTGTTACCGTAGACTTCAGAACGGATCCTAAGGTGGATTCTTAAATTCAGTACCTGTGGACATTTAACCAGCCTTCGCAGGTATGCTGGTTCCCATCCCGAGGGATGCAAATTTATTTAGGCAGCTGGTGCTTCTGCTTTAGCAGCTTCAGCTTGGCGGACGATTTCTTCCACCTGTGGCTCACCTTGTTGTTTGATCTTTACGATAAGATTAGCAATCTCATCAAAGGGGTGCTTACCCAAAGAACGTAGAATAGTGTTTACTTCTTCAATAGTCAAATCAAGTTTAATCATTTTACCTTTTTCCCAATATTATATTTTGGCACAAGTTCCCATTGGTCTTTCTCTTTATAAGAGACCACTTTAATTTGAGACAGAGATGCTTTCTGTTCTGCCTGCTGTGTATTTAGAATCTTTAATAGATCCCAGTCAGCTAACAGTCCAGCAATTGCATTTCGTCTCTCGATATCACCGCTAGTGATATTCGATTCTTTACCGTCCAAAGCAAACAATTCTTTGAAATGGACGATGAAATATCTACCCTGCTTATGTAAGATATGGCAGGATTGATACAATTTGTTTTCTTTTCTGGATGCGATGCCGATGCGAGTAAGAGTCTCTCGAACCTTTAAAAAGTTATCTGGTTCTGGCAGCGTCACTTCAAGCATGGACTCAGGCGTCCAGTCGTAGTAAATCATCTCTACAGACATTATTTTCCACCTTTATATAATTTTTCCTCTATCACTTTCAAGTCTTGTTCGGAGAGGATTAGCAACGCTTCCTTCGCCCTTTCGCTTGAATAGCCGAAATATTCTTTTACAAGAGCTAATGCCTCTGTCGTAGGTTCTTTTTTGACCCACTCGCTTCGACGTTTACCTTTTGTAATTGTATTTAGGAAAAAATTAAATTGCCACTTAGCTGGAATATACCAACGCTCATTCATTGCATTGGCTGGCATAATTGTATCTGGAAAATAACTAAATGCTTTGTTGATGATCCACTTACTTTTATCGTACTCCTTTTCTGCTTGAGGGTCTTCTGCTAAAAGATTTTTCTTATAGTTAATAGCGTTGACAAAATCAAATGGGGACATCTTTATTCACCCAGTCTTCTGCAAAATTCTCGGCGGTTTCCAAGAAATCAAAACTATCAAAACCATTGTAATCATCCTGAGAATCGTAAACTACAACGCCATAGTCGCCATTCTGGGTTTTATAGATTCTAGCGTTACGTGTACCCTCTTGATATTCACTCAAAATTTTCATCATATTATTTAAATCCTACTTCTTTTAAGTTTTCAGGAGTAGCAAAGAATTTTTTTCCTGGATGAACTTTTGCCAAAGCCTTTTCCAATTCTATGCGATTCTTACCTTGTGCTATAAAAGAACTGTCTTCCTTGTGAAAGACGTAGTACATCTCGCCGTGTTTCTCGATTAGAATATTAACTGAAGGTTCTTCGGAATTACGTTCTAACTCTTCTAAGTTTTCTTCGAGAAACTTTTCAACATACTTGCGTGCTGCACGTTCACGCATTTCCCATCCACACAAGAAACCTACTGCAAAGACTGCAAAAACTAGAAAGATTTCTTCCATATCAACCTCACTTAAATTTACACTGCATCATAATTTCGGTTAGCGCAGCCATAGTATTTAGCTCGTGGTCTGCTACGAACGCAGCTTTGTATTGATAGTCTGCAAGAATCAAAACCAAATTAGGGATTGTAGAAGGTTCGATCTTCTCGCTAGATGTATCGTACAGCTCTCTGAAAAGTTGAATCGTATCGATATCGGTATTCTTACCAACCCACTTACGAACTCCAGGATAGTCACGAGTCTTCATAGCGGTGATCAGAGAGTTATAGGAATCTTCGCTAAGGTTAGCGAGGATACCAGTATCAATCTTACCAGAAACGCTGTAACGTTGCAACTCATTCAAAACACGACGCCAGTCAGGAAAGTGTTTTGTGATAAGTTCGGCTACAACTTTAGAATCGAACTCAACTTGCTCAGCAGTAAGGATATCTACAGCACGACGATAGAATGCAGTAGCAATCTTACCCTTGTCAGCAGTATCAATCTTAAACTCAATCACAGCACAACGACTGTGGAGCGGTTCAATAATCTTTTGCTTGTAGTTACAGGTGAAGATGAATCGGCAGTTAGCAGAAAACTCTTCCATATAGTTACGCAGTGCTGGTTGCGTAGAGTTTGCTTGCATATAGTCAGCCTCATCCATAATGATGACTTTCTTAGCGTCAGTCAAGGATACAGAAGTGGCGAAACCTTTAACAAGGTCACGAAGGGTGTCGATGTGACCACCAGTGTCAGAGCCGTTAAGAACGATATACTCTGCACCAATCTCATTACACAGTGCTTTAGCGATAGTAGTTTTACCTACACCAGCAGTACCGCACAGTAGCATATGTGGCAGTTCACCCTGTGCCACATAGTCCTTGAAAGTCTTTTTCAGACGCTCAGGGAGAATACAATCATCAATAGTCTGAGGGCGATACTTCTCAACCCACAGAAACTGTCCATCACGAATATCCATAATTACTCCATAATAAAAAAGAGAGGGAGATTATACTCCCTCTTCAATCAAAAGTCAAAGGTGGAATCTGCTTCGACAGCTACATAATAAACCAAGTCACCAGCACCCTTGAAGCGAGAGATCTTCTTGCTAGAGATGCTAACGGTATAATCTCCTGGGAGCATTTTAAGGTTTTCTACCTTCAGGTTAACTTTGAAAGTCTTATCGGTAGAACCAACAGGCTCGCTAAACGAGTTGCCAGTTGCGTTCTTCTTGTCGCCTACAACTGCAGTAATAGTAGAACCATCACCAACGATAGTCAAGTCAGACGCACGTAGAACAGACGAGGTACGCTGAACCATACTCAACATAGCGGCGCTAATGTTAAATTGGATTTCTGCATCTGGGAAAGTGATGCTCTTTTGGGGAGCAGTCAGAACAGATGCATCTGCAGCGAAATACTTGATGCTCATGCTACCTTGTTTGATGGTAACATACTTCTCGCTGAAGTCCAATTCAGGATCTTCAAACAACGACATTGCACCCAAGAACTCATTGAGGTCATAGATGCCAAAGTCTGGGAACGTTTCGCTAACAGTTGCGTCAGCCATAACGTTCTTCTGTGCGCTGATTGTAGCCAGCTTATTGCCACTCTTCAAAAGAAGGTTGCTATTAATGCCAGCGAAGTTCTTAAACAGCCCGACAGTTTCTTTACTAAGTTTCATATTTTCTCCATTCAAATGAACACATTACTATGTATAAAAGATTATACCCGAAACCGAAGTTTCAGGCAAATTATTTTTAAGAATTTAGAACCTTTGCACATGCGTTCATTACTGAAGCGATTCGCCCAATATCACGCAATTGTTCAACAGTGTATCCCATCTTCTTCAATCCATCGTAGTGTGCTTTGACGCAGAAGTGACACTTACCGACGATAGATGCAGCCAGAGAGTACGATTCGAATCTCTCTTTTGTAGTTCCGCCATGCGTTGCAATCGCATTCATACGCAATTGTGCAGGTAGACCTTTCAGTTGTTCGTCGTCAGCCATCTCAACATATGGATACCATACATTGTTCTGAGCCATCAGACTTGCAGCAGTCATTGCAGCATTTGCATCTGCAGGATTATCTGCGAGCATAACGCTCAACAGTTTACCATTACCTGTTGCTGCCAAAGCAGCAACAGCGCAACCCATAGCCTCATCGGCATCAAGAGTACTACGCAGTAGGACAGCGTCCAAGTTTAGCTTGGTGTCCTTTGCGTAGTCTGGCAACGCACCTTTTACTGATTCAATAAAACTCATTTCGTTTTCTCCGCTAGTTCTTTATAACCATTATATGTTGGATGAATACCGTCAGCAGACATTTCCTTGGGGCGATCAATCACGGTGTCACCAAATTCATTAGCAATCTCTCTTACCACTTGACGTTCTTGCGGTTTACGAGTTAATGAAGGTAGTATCCAATAGACCTTACCATCAATCTTGCTACGAATAGCGTGTAAGTTATTCGCAGTCATCTTATCCCAATCATTACTACCAAGAGAAATGATGGTCGTCTTAGCATTCGGCATAGAAGCAAGATGCTTCTTTTTCCAGTCTGTTGAATTGATTCCAGACTTAGCGATAACTGCACACTCCTTACGGAAATGTGCAGTACCAACAGCAATGGAATCGCCCATCACTAAGCAATCAAGCATTACAGAGTCTCACCACCAACAGTGCGGTTGCAAGCGCAAAGTTCGCCAGTCTGCAACGCATCAAGGATACGCAGAGTTTCTTCTGGGCTACGACCAACGTTCAAGTTGTTCACAGTAACGTGTTGGATAACGTTCTCTGGGTCAACGATGAATGTAGCACGGAGTGCTGCGCCAGCAGGATTGTAGAATACACCAAGCTGGTCGATCAGAGACTTATCCCATTCACGCTGAGTGTCAGCGAACTGGATGTGCTTGATCTTAGCCAGATCAGGGTGGGCTTTCTGCCAAGCTAGTTTACAGAATTCGTTATCTGTAGAACCAGTCAACAGAACCGCATCACGGTCTGCAAAGTCTTGGAACAACTTATCGTATGCTACGATTTCTGTAGGACATACAAAAGTAAAGTCCTTAGGGTAGTAAACGATAATCTTCCACTTGCCTTCGAAAGAGGCTTCTGTAATATCAAAGAATTGGTCGCTTCCTGGGTTTACACCAGTAACAACGAACTTCTCGATTTTATCTCCAACTGTCATCATATTCAATTTCCTTTTTGTTAAAATTATTTTGGCATCATCAGAGCATTGAAGTTCGCTGGAACAACAATAGTCTGAACCTTACCTTGCTTAATACCTTCGGAGATATTAATCATCGCTTGAGCTTGCATATAAGCAATAGATTGTGCTCCTTGATTAGAAAGAGCTTGCATACGTTCAGCTTCCATCTTGGCAGTCTTCACTTCCACTTCTTTTTGCTTCAGTTCGTTCTTAGCACGAACCAAATCATTAGCAGAGGCAACAACAGAGTCAGCTGGCACAACATTACGAATCAACACTTGACCAACCATCAAACTACCGTCGAGCTTTTCGTCAGCCAATGACTTCTGGATCTGCTCTTTGATAGCGGCTTCCATTGCCTGTCGATTGTCTGCCATATCCAGTGCTTCATACTTACGTGCTTCTTTGTAGATAGCATTACGAGCAGCCTGTGTGATGTAGTTGTACATCAAGTAGATGTCGCCGTTATGACGAGCATGGAATGCCTGACTCTTAGTTGAGTACAGTTCAGCAACCTGTGCTTGGTTGATGTTGTAGATAACCACAGCATCAAAGTCTTTCATAGTGCTATTATCTTTAGCCACGGGAGTCATGTCATCAAGTTTGACATTAACGTCCTTGATAGGAAATGTCAGCACATCGCCAATCAACACTTGATTAAATGAACCTGGCAGCAGTTCACCGCTTTGCACCTGTTTGTCAAAGCCAACACGAACACCGACTTCACCAGTTTCGATACGAGTGCAACCAGTAGCAAGAACAGCAGCAACAACCAGAGCAGAAATTTTCAAAACGCTTTTCATAATTTATCCTTCAAAACAAAATAACAAACACAGTAAGAAAAACCATAGCGAGAGTAGAACATAAAATACTGTAACCAGTAAGTTTAGCTAGACTCCACTTGTCCTTTAGAGTTAGATTTCTATATCCTTTGATACCGAACCAACAGATACCGAAAGATATTAGAAATGCAAGAAGCATTTTTACCATTACTTTGTAATCTTCTCGTACAACTCTTCGAATTCTTCGTTCTCAGCAACAGCTTGAGTGAAGTTTTGTTTGTGGTAAGTTTTAGCAATCTTACTAATGGTCTTCTTAGGGATCTGGAAGGCATCAGAAAGATCCTTCACAGTTTCCTTAATCAAGTCACGCTCACCTTCAATACGAGTCATTGAATTACTAATTTCCACGATAGCTGCGTGGAGTTTCTTTTTATCTGCATCAGATGACAGTGTCATTATTGATTACCTTTCACATATTCATTAAATTGTTTCACCAGTCGTTGGTGTTCATCATGGGTGCAATATAGAGTCCATTCACGAACTACATCTTTATAAGTCACTTTAGACTCACCTTCACCCTCAGTAGTTACAACAGGATCATGCTGCATATAACCAATCACAGTCTTTTGATTACCGTTGTCCCACATTCTTTCGATAGAAAAAGCATTGATCTTTTTCCAATCAATAGAATAACTAGCTTTAGAATACTCATCTTCTAGTCGCTTTTTGTATTCTCCAACAGCATAAGAAAGATTCTTGTTTTCGGTTTCCAGTTCTTTAATACGCTTCAGCGCATCAGCTTGGTTACCGACAACACTGTCATCAGTAGTTTTTCTCCAAAACAACATATTATTCCTTAGAGTATTTCACATCGTGTTCATAAAGAAACATCAGGCAACACATTGCATGCGCCAGATGGTGGATACCAGATTCAGGATCCAGTTCTTCACCTGCTTTGTAAGCCCACAGGTGACGTTGTAGTGCATCGAAATAGCGACGTTTGGAATCAGGCACTTGCTTCCAATTGTCTGGCTCATATTTCTCTGCACCGAATGTCAGAACCTTTACAGTTTCTGCCAATGCTAGGGGTGGCAGTAAACCATACTGCAGCTTACCACCATCAAACTTTCGACCACCAGCGGTGGCTTTTTGGGACGCTTTAACTTCTTCTAGTGTAGCCATCTTTTCTCTCCATTAAACAGGTAATGGGTACTCAGAGAATACCCATTGGCTGTGATTAACGACGAGCCATAAATGCGTCTGCGCCTAGAACCGCATTAGCGATCTGGACCATACGCTTGCTAGGTGCACCGATCTTGTACTTGATGGTGGAAGTGCCATCAGCAAGTTTAGAACGATTAGAATAAATGCAATTACCCTGTGAGCGCAACTGGTGAATTGCATCATGGGGGTTTTTCAAACCAAAGGATCCGTGGATCTGGCGAGCAGTAACTTCAGCACCAGTCTTCAGGTAGGAAAGCAACTTTGCTTGTCTAGACATAAATTTCTCCATTATAAAACCATCAAACGAAAAAGAGCCGATGAGGGGATGGCGTCCCTCATCAGCCAGTTGAAACAAGTCAATTAGACTTCGATGCCATTCTCACGCAGGATCTGATTGAAATCTTCGACTTCATCGTCCATGGAGATGGATTCATCAATAACTTTCTGGAGGCGAGTGCCTTCCAGAGTCTTCTCTGCTTTGGGAGCAGGTGCAGCCTTTGCTGTCTTCACTTTAACAACTTTGGCTGCGGTAGCCTTAGCTGCTTTTGCAGTAGCCTTGGGAGCAGCTTTAGCAGCAACTTCCTTGGTGAATGCAGTCATTTCGGTTGCGTTAGGCACGGGTACTTGGTACACGCCACGCTCAACCTTGTTCTTGTTGAACAGCCAGTTAGGATAACCAATCTTCTCACCCTTAACACCAGTGCGTTGGTCACGCATCTCGTAATAGAATGCAGCGCATTCCTTCAGGGTAATTTGAGGGGTCTTCTTGTACTGGGGATTAGCTTCCAAAAGAGCCACAACGAAACGCTTTTGAGACAGAGTCAGATCAGCAAACTTCAACATACTATATTTCCTTTCGGGGTTTTTCAACGATTCAGAGACTATATTATACACCAACTTGCACTAAAAGTCAACACTTTTTTGCAATCCCCTACAACTTGTAAGGGATTACTAAAGTATTACTTTTTAGAACGGAATTTCCTCAGAAGGAGAGGGAGTCGGCGCTTCCACTACAGGCGGTGCTTCGGGAGCAGGGTTTGCAATGTTATCGTACAACTTCAGGAAGGCATCCTTAGTTGCAGAATCGAAACGATTGCAGCACAGTTCCACAGCCTTCTCACGCTTCTTAAAGATAGCAAAGGCACGAACGATGTGAATCATACGACGAGTCGTAATCGTCTCATCTACACCACCATCTTCGAATGTGCGACGAATTGCATCAGCCCACTTAACGAGAGTCTCTGCAAATTCTTCATCCGCACAACCGTAAGATTCCATAAGATTCTGAACAATCTTAACTTCAACCTTAGCTGAAGGATACTCTTGTTCGAAGGTTACAGCGAATCGCTCCAAGAACGCTTCGTTCAGCACGTTAGTACCGATGTAGCGACCATCGTCTGAACCCTTACCCTTAGTGTTGGCAGTGGCGCAGATATTGAAACCCTTGGCAGGAATGATCATCTCATTCTTCAGCTTAAAGTAGTAGGGTTTACCTTCGAGAATCGGCTGCAAGCACAACAGAGTGTTGGCAGAGCCAGCGTCAATTTCGTCAAGCAGCAGAGTAGTACCAGTGCGCATAGCAATCAGCACTGGACCTTCTACAACTTCTACGTTTCCATTCTGGAGAGTCTTAGAACCGATGAGTTGTTCCTCATCAGTCATCATGTTAAGGTTAACACGAATTAGGGGGCGGTTGTGCTTGGCACAAATCTGTTCGACCATCGTGGACTTACCGTTACCAGTTGGACCACTGATGTATGCGGGATAGAAGATACCCGACTTGATGATGTTCTCCAAATCAGTGAAGTTACCGAAGGGAACAAAGTTAGGATCTTTGACTGGAATGAGTGATTCTACATTAGTGTAGTCAACGATATATGATTCCACAGGTTCATCTTTCAATGCGGTATTGCCATCAACAGGTGCAGTCTTGCCACCATCAATGGCGTAAATACCACGACCAACTTTATTCTTCATCAACCAAAGAGGATACTTCTCAGTCTTCAGTTTCGTCATCACATCAATCAGTTGTGGGCGAGTAACCTGCCCAGATGACTGGGTATCAGGATACATCTCGGCAAGTTTTGCCTCAAACGTAGCACGGAAAGCATCATCAACCTTACTCATAACAAAATCTCCATTCACATCAATAAAATAATTATACTACAACTAGCCAAAAAGTCAACATCTTTTTGGAAATAACCCCACAAAAAGTAGGGTTATTTTCCCTGTAGTATCAACAACTTAGGCTACCAAAGCCACGAAACGATTGAGTAGCACCCTAGAAGTCTTCTTGACGTTAAGGTATTTGCTGAAGTTGCGAGCAATGCTAGCAGCTTTTGCATCAGACTTTACCTCAAGTTCACCCTCTTGGATCTTCGTAGAAGATTGAGGAATCAAGAACAAGTCATCACGACCAGTATTCTTCACAGAAGCAAAGTCTTGATCACGGAATTGTTTTCTCCAGTTCTCAATCAAAACCTCTGCACTACCAGTGTAGCCTGGAAGGTTTGCCGCAATAACAGATTGCAAATCACGACGAGCATTACGACAGATGTAGAAACCAACAGTACGAACATTGTGGCGATCTTTGATCATTCGCAGAATCGCTTCAGTCTGTTGCGCAGAGTTGCCTTCCAACTCATAGGTTTTCTTCGTAACATCGTCACGGATGAAGTGACGTAGTTTGGTACGCACATACTTGCCACCAATATATTCGTTACGCACAGGATCAAGACGACGACCATCACCACACAACTGACCACCTTCACCATCAGTAAGAGTGATGAATGTAGTCTTCTCTAGATTGTGCTTCTTGATAAAGTCACCAAGATTCAGATAGCACCAAGCCAACGCCTCATTCAGTGGTGTGCCACTGGTGCTGTAACCTTCATTCCATCGGAAACGATAGTCCAGTAGACGTTTAGCCATCTCATTAAACTCAGTAGAAGACATCTTGTCATTGAAGAATTCTAACATGTGAAAGTTTCTGGCATTGCTCAGCAAATCTTTCTGCACACCAAACTTTGCGTTGTACTCACGAATCTTACGATCACGTTCCAGACGTTCGTCATAAGACATATCTTTTTGATAGTCAGTGGTGAAGGCATACACACGATATGGAACTTGGATACGCTGGCAGAACATAGCAAGGTTGATAACCTGTTTGATAGTGTCCTGAAGAACATTTTCCATAGAACCAGACCAGTCCAGCAGCATAACCATACCATGGTTTTTACCTTGCGGTAAGGTGGTAACACGTTTGAACAAATCTTCTTGAAGTTTGTAAGCCCACACCTTACGCATATCCAGAGAACCAACCTTGGAAACCTGAGCACGTTTGTAGAGTTGAGCAGACTTCTTCATCTCGAATTCTTTGACAAGGTAGTTTACCGTACGCATAGAATCAGTTTTGAATTGATCGAATTCCTTAATGAAAGAACCAAAGAATTGCTTGCGAGCGGTGTCGTCCATATAGCGAGTCTTGTAGTCATTCATCTGATACAAGTCAGCATTCCATTCGTTGAGAGACTTAGTCTCTTTCAAGATGGTTTTGTAACCAACAACAGGATCTTCGAAATAATTGGTGTCGAATTTCCAGTAAAGATACTCTGTAGAATCGTCAGCCAATTCTTCCAAACGTTTCTGGAAAACACGGTCAGTCTTAGCTTCCAAGTCTTCGCTTTGTTCTTCAGATGCAGCTTCGTCGTTTTCTTTGTTAGAACCAGACTTAGAAGATTTTAGCTTTTCGTCGCCAGCATCTTCGTCTTCATCAAAGTCATCCATATCATCGATATCAAAGTCGCCAGTGATAGGATCATCGAGGTCATCACCTTCTTCTACTTCTTCGCCAGCTTCCATGCGTTGTTTCTTACGCTCTTCAGCTTGCTGTTTGGAATAAGCATAAATTTCCTGAGCCAGCTGGACGATTTCTTCCATGGTCTCAGTGCGTTCTGCACGATTGACAAATACCTTTTCTTCGGGTGTGAATTTAACACCACAGTCGAAACCAACTTTAAAGTACAAGTTGATGCGGTCAATCAACAGCAATTCGTTGAAGTCTTGGATAGCTTTGACGCCAAAGAAGTCACGCTCATTGAGTTGCTTATAACCTTCGTTCATGCGCTTACGAATCCCAGGATACTTGCGCTTCATCATCTTTTCGATACGCACATCTTCCAGCACGTTCATATAAGACTTCAGCTTAGGATTCTCCATAATGGGAGTCATATACTCCACACCAGTGTACAATGCGTGACCAACTTCGTGACCGATGAGCATGTCTTCGATCTCGGGAGTCATATCTTTCCACAGGGGCAAAGTCAGAACACGAGACTTGATGTCGAAAGACGCAGTAATTGAGTTGGCACGAACAACAGAAAGGTTTTCGGTTGCAAGCAGTCGTGCGCTGAGATCAGAAGATTTCATCATAATGTAATTATCCCAAGTAGACCACTATTATACCCTAAGTTCAAATAAAAGACAAGCCCTATTTTCATAGGGCTTGCTAAAGTTTTACTCTACAGGAGTCCAAGCAGGACGAACGTTGTTACCGTTTTCTTGCACAGGAGCAGTAAATGCATCCTCTGGTGCTTCTTCGGCATTCAGTTCGCCAATCACTTCGTATCGGCAAGCACGACCCTTGGCTTCGTTGTAGTCAGTTGGGATAGACACAACATCACGAGGGTTGATCTTGACGATCATAATACGCTCACCACCAAAGTGGTTCAGGTAAGACAGACCACAGAAGTGCAGACCAGAAGAGCAGGTACGATTCTTGTCGTCATCAACTTCGTTACGTTCCATCTCCACAATCTTACCGACAGAGTTATCCATCGTGTTAGTGTGGCAATCAAAGTAGTTGTCACGCACTTTCTTGTAAGCAAGGAAGTGACCATCGGGAGTGATGGGCAGTTGGTTCTTTTCCAAGAATCCATACAGTTCGTCAACTGCACGCTTAGAAGGATTCTTGTAAAGATTCTCCATAAAGTTGACCATAGGCTCGATGGGGAAACCATCTTGCAGCATCTGGATCATGCGCACAGACATAGTGCTATGGAGTTCCTTACCTTTCCAGAAAAGAGTCTCGCCTTGGACAGAGACATTACCCTGTCCGTAATTGAGAACAACCTTCTTGGGTTCGATGATATCTTTCACCGTATCCCAATCTTGTGCCTTGATAGCATCAAGAACTTTCTGGTATGTAATATGGGTTTTGGAGATAGTGTGGCTCTTGTTACCAATTACCACGACGATGTTGCTACCTTGGATCAGAAAAGGGTAAGCCATGATTAAATACCTTTCACATTGTCAATAAGATTCACATACTCTGCAACTGCCGAAGCCTTTGCTTCACCGATGCTATCCAAAAGAGGATAGCGAGAGCACACGCTGGTGTATTCACCAACGATAGCTTTTACTGCTGCATTCAGGTCGAAGTTAATCTTCTTGCCGTAGGCAGAGTACAATTGACGGAGAGCATAGTCGCTAAAATCAACTCGCTTGTAACCATCAAATTTTTTGATATAGTTCTTGAAGGGGCTACCATCTTGAACCAGACTATGATCAAATTTAACAGGATCGCCATAACGACCACAGAGAAAAGAGAACACAGTAACCTGATCACGAGCAAGGTTCATGAGCAGGTTGTCGTCGGGAATACCGATAGAACTAGCAATGTAGTCTTCGATATTTACCCAATTTGGTTGAGCCTTGACAGCTTCCAAATCAGTTTTACGAACACCGTAAAATTCTGTAGTGACCAGATTGCGCAGACCGCAACGCTTCATCCACTCACGCAGTTCTTTTGCATCAGTGATTCCTGCATCAGACACCATATTATAACCCGAAAGCGGGATGTAATAGTGAGTCGTGTTAGCGTCGAAAGAAGACAAGCTACCAGCATCAGCCCAAACAACAGTGTCGCTACGGTATCCACGACTGCGAGTTTCCATGCGCAGAAGGCTAACATTTCGACCAATACTAGAATCCTTACGTGGCTTCTGCAGCAGATCGCTAGCAATCATAACACGATCGCTTGGAGGGCTGGCAATGTCCGCAAAGAATTGCTTGAGTTCCATATCCTTCGTAGGATCTGCCTTGTCCAGAATGTAAACGTTCTTGGAATATGTAAGCAGATCTTTCTGACGATAGTGATACTTTGCTCTCTCACCAACACCAACTTTAGTGTCATTGACCACAAAATCAGAATTATCCGAAACAGGAAACTCCCAATATGCGACAGTCATATGACCACCCTGAGCATTTCGGCTATGGTCAGACCCATGCTTAAGATTACTGCAAGTTGGAGACCCACGGCTACGAGAGAATGCACGGATGTCGATGTTATACTTAGTCTTCAGATCTTCAACGGTAATCTTGAATCGCTTTAGGAATGCATAACGTCCAGCATTTGGATCTACGGTTTGCAGTTTAGTATCAACTGCATACTGTTGAACTGCGGCAGTCCACAGAGGATGATCAATCTTCTTGGAAAGAAAGATGGCACGATCCCACAAGTTAGGAATAGCCTCAGCATCTGCTTTGACACGAACAGAAAGTGCGTCACGGACAGCGGTAAGTTTGTTCTTGATAGCCTCAACAGTCTGAGGAATATAAGACAGACCTTCACGACTGGCTTGGAAGTCAACTTCGCCAATACCAAAGTGAATTTCCAGACCACATTGCAGCATGGACTGAAGACCACCAAGCTGCTCAGCGTTTGGCACTTCGATAGGATACGCAATGTTACCCATCACAGCCCTGCTGGTGTTTCGACCATGGCGATCAGCCAACACATGCACACCAGCAATCAGGTTTTCAGTTTCATACTGAATTAGGTCAAAACGAAATTCTGAGCAACCCTCGATAACAGGCTTCAGCTTGAAGTAACGATAGACAGAGCTAGCTTCGTCACGAAACTTGTTGTAGTCATAGCGATCATTGACAGAGAATTTAATCTCTACGCCAGCAGGGTCATCAGTCTGCTCTTCCATCATCAGTGCGATAGATGGCACACCTTCTGCATTGATGAACGCAGAGTAGATACCCTTGCGACCATCTTTGATGGCAGTCACCGTAAAGTTGTCAGTGTAGCTGAATGGAGACTTGGAGCCAAGACCCAGCGCACCGATGAAATCATTGGATGCAGTCTTAGTAGACTCAAAGTAAGTAGTATAGATGTTGGTGACTTGTTCGTGGCTCAAACCAGTACCGTAGTCACGGATGCTGAAGTGTGGTTCAAGAGCATTGGGCAGATGAACCTCGAACGGAACATCTGATTTTCCAGCAGCAGTGTGCGAGTCAACTGCATTGCAGGACAACTCACGCACAATCGCTTTGATCTTGTTCGCATACAGACCACTCGAAAGAATGTTGAATGCTTTAGCAGAGTTACGAATACGGAATTCGCCGATCTCGCCTACGTTAGACAGGATCGCTTGGTTGTCGGGGGCAGTGTTCAGTATCATTACAAAGTCTCTTTCTCAATCACAATAAAGTTATTATACACCAATCTGCAAAAAAGACAAGCATTAAATGATAATCCCCTCAAAAGATGAGGGGATTAAGTGCTGTAAAATCAACAACTTACGAAAAGTAAACCTAAAGTATTACTTTTTGGCGGTTGCTCGGACTTCCTCGAAGGTGTATTCCTTAACAAGTTTGCCGTCACGGAACACTTCTTGCAAGACTGGAGCCCATGTAAAGCCACGATCAGTCCAAGTATTTGGACGAGAGACAGAAGAGATATACTCACCACCACTTTCCCAAAGTTGCACACGACCTGCTTTAGACTTTTTACCACTATCAGTGATAGGGTCTTTTTGGACATCCACCCATTCACCATTGATAAGAGCAGCAGAACACTTCATTGCGAACTTCTGAGTGTCACGATCCACTTGTTGAAGCAGAGCACCACCCATACCAAAAGCAATGTTGTCGGCACTCCAACCATATGCTTGGAATCCACCAAGGATCATACGAATTGTGTGTTCGTTAACACCGTCACCTTGGATAAGACGAACGTTGTTCAAGACTTTATAGCCTTTGTCGTTAGTAGTGTAACCGAACTTATCGCCGAGGATGGCCACAAGTTTTCTACATACAGTGTCAGGATCCCCAGAGTCTGGACGGATGACAACAGTAGCGCCACTATCAATAACCTTCTGCTTGAGTTCTTCACCCCAGAGTTTAGATGCAGCGTTGAAGATATCATAACTATCGCTAACCACTGCAAGAATAGAACCAGGCTTAGCAAATTGATCAACCATGTTGGCATATGCTTTTACCTCATTGTCACGACCCCAGCTAGTGATTGTGCTATGCTCAGCAGCAGGGATGGAGAAGCCAGCAATACCAGCGCTGTAGTACTCACGAGCATACAAAATCCCAGAAAGGGTATCTGTACCCATGAAGTTGACAAGGTGCGCTGCTCCGCCAATTCCAGCAGACTCCATACTAGAGACACCACGAGCACCAAAGTCATGCAACTTAAAATCAATAGTTGTAGGATCACCAGTTTTCTCCAGATAGTCAAGAATCACTTTGCGGATTGTGTAGCTTTGCGTAGCCACAGTCACAGGGTACCACACAGCACGCAGCAGAGCAGTTTCCAGATAAGTGGTCAACCAAAACGCTTTTGGATCAGTGTTTTCAATAGTTGCCAAAACGTTTTTAACAGGAACCACTGTGCCTTCAGGAACAGCCCGAATAACGACAGGAAGGAAACCTCCGTGTGCTGATAGAATGTATTCCCATCCTTCTCGGTTGAAAGGTTCGCCATGGGCTGTAAGAATTTCATCAGCAATATCAATATCGGCTTGGGTGATTGGTTCAAGCAGGTACTCCTTAATGAATGCTTGTAGACCGAACATCACGGTTTCGTCGTAACGACCACCACGAGATTCGATGTAGCTGTAGACGCCAGTTGTACCAGCGGGATATTGTTTGAACATGCTAGTCTTGTAGCTGTCAGTGTTCAAAAGAATGTTTTTTGCGAGTTTCATGATTAGCTCCTAATCTTAGAGTTTTACAAAAGCAGGCATCGGCATGACACCTGTTACTTTGGAAACGATGTCCTTGTGGTCATCGTACATTTCAATGTTGTTCAGCGCATCAGTAAGTGGCACCCACTTGCACAGAGCAGCATCATCAGCACCATTGGCACGTGGCAGCGAGTTGTCAGGATTCGGACTAATTCGCATATACACAGCCATAGTGTTTCGGGGAATACCGAATGAACGATTCGGATTATCGAACAATTCGGTCTTCACGATAGAGCCACGGAGAACTTTCTCTGGGACTCGCACGTTGGTTTCTTCAATCAATTCACGGATGGCGCAGTCAAGAAATGTTTCACGCTGATTGCGAAAACCTCCTGGAAGTGCCCATGCACCTCTTCCTGGACTAAACTTACGTTGAATAAGCAAGATGTGTCCTTGACATTCGAGGATAGCATCGGAACAGTTGAAGTTGAGTGTTTCGGGGAATGGATAATCTTTGAAGAGTTGTTTTTCTTTTTGGTAGAAAGCATAGTCGCCTCTGACAGTTTCTGGCATTAGAGGGTCATCGTTCTTAAACATTTCTTCACGAATCATCGTGGCGTTGATCTGATATTGAGCCTCAATGCTCTTAAATTTTAGTTCTGGGAACCACTTGAGATAATCGTTACCTTCTTTCATGTGCCCGAACAGAATCGGCGAGCCCATGGTGTAATGTTCGATAGTTGCACGGACGTCAGACATCCATTGCGTATCGCTGTAACGATAATCGTTAATTGGGAGAATTTCGTAGTTTGTGATTCGCTCAGCGTGCAGTCTCAGTTGGAGCATTTGCTTACGCTCTTGAAACGACCAAGGATTCTTGATACTACGGCATTGGTTAGCGGAACCAATGAGGATGTACAGTTTTTGTACTTGGGATGCAGCCACTCCGAGTGCATGGATGTGACCTTGATGTACGGGCTGGAAACGCCCAATGAAGATACCAGTTTTCATTCTAAACTCCTTAGAATCTTGTAGGGTGACCACCACCCTACAATTTATATATCGAATTCTACTCTTGAATCAGCTAAAAGTCAACTAATTTTTTGGATAGTTGCTCGCCAGAAGTAATCTGGTGTTCCACCTTTTTCCCAGTGGGCTTTATACGCCTCAGCTTCTTCAAGAGTTGTAAAGAACTTGGTGTCATTTTCGTCAACACGCTGTCCCCAACCACGTTCATATTCGGTAACAGTGACTTTGTAAAGACCAGACAGTTTGACTTCAGACATTTCCAACTCCTTTCCTATGTAACTTTAGTATACAGTAGGCGAGGGTAAAAGTCAACACCTTAAAAGTAATACTTTAGTTTGTAACTATTACCGAGAAGTCGTTACGCTTTTCAAACTTAATAACTGAACGAAACTTATCGAACAGCTGGTCACCCTTGTGACTGATAACGAAGATGTTAGAGTTTTCACCAAAGGTGTTCATCAGGTTCAAGAAGTAATCAGTACCAGCTGTATCCAAACTTGAGTCGAAGATCTCATCAAGCAGCAGAAGGTTAGTGTTGACGCTGTTCTTCATCTTAGCAATCTGACGCCACGTGAAAAGGATAGCCAAGTCAATACGCATCTTCTCACCTTCAGAGAAGCTGGCGTAAGTAAATTCATCACGATGTCGAGACTTGACAATCTCGTTGAAAGACTCATCAAGTTCAAAGTGGATGTAGGCATCCATAGCATTCAGGTACTTGTTGATCATTTTATTCATAATCGGCAGATACTCACGAATGATAGCTGTCTTGATGCCAGTGTCTTTCAACAGAATGTTAGCAACCTCTTCCAAGTTACGTTGTTCTTGTAGTTGAGTTTTCTCTTTAATCTTAGAAACAGCATCTTGTGCAAGTTGCTTTAGCTTATTCTTTTCTTCATCGATGTTAGTCGTGTCAGATTGAATCGCTAGAACTTCAGCTTCTGCTTCTTTGATCTGTCGATTGAGTAAGGTGATAGATGAGTTCTTTGTAGACAGTTCAATGTTCTTGTCGGAAATCTTCTGTAGAACTTCATTAATTGAAGAAAGTTTTTCTTGAAGTTTGGTGTGGACTGCGTTGAGTTCATCAACCTTGCTGTTTTGTTCTGACAGTTTCTGATTAAGATCTTTGAGAATACTCTCTTTGTATTGTTCAGATATATCTTGGTTGCAAGACGGGCATACATCGTGTTCTCCAAAGAACTCAACGTGATGCTCACAAGTTTCGACTTTTTGTAGCAGTCGCTGTTGTAGTTGATCTGCTTTGGCGAGATCTTCTTTGATCTTGTCTTTGTCTGCAACCTGATCCTTAAGCGTTGTAATTTGTCGGACAAGCTCATCAATCTCCGATTGATTTCGGCTAATTTCTTCATTGCTGCTCGAGATTTTCGCCTGTATGGATCTAACACTATCTGCTTTCGCTTCCGAGATAGTTTTAATAATAGCAGTTTGTGCTTCGACTTTAGTCTTAGCATTTGCAACTTCATTTTCAATCCTTTGGATCGCATCTTTAGTCTCCTGAGCCTTTTCTTTTAGAATGTGATTCATCGTTGAGAAAATGCGAATGTCAAGGATGTCTTCAATAACATCACGACGTTGACCAGATGGCAACTGCATAAATGGAACGAAAGAAGCAGATCCCAAGATAACCACCTGTGTGAATGTCTTGTAGTTCAACTTTAGAATCTGTTGCTCCAAAACTTTTTGGTAGTCACGTGATGCTGCGTCTTGATTGATCAATTCATCGTTCAGATAGATCTCAAAGATGTTTGGTTTAATACCACGAACGATTTTATAGTTGCGTGGACCGATAGAGAACTCAATCGTAACAACACACTTTTTACCATTGATAGAGTTTACCAATTGTCCTTTGTTGATGTTACGGAACGGTTTACCGAAAAGCGAAAAGCACAATGCATCTAAGATTGTGCTCTTACCTTCACCATTCTTACCGATGATCAGTGTTGTTGTAGACTTATCCAGTAATACTTTGTTAGGGGAATTTCCTGTAGACAGAAAGTTCATCCATTCAACGCTCTTGAAAACAATCATTTATCTTTCCACTCCCAACCAAAGAAAACTTTGGTCATTTTCTTAACGAACCAATTCGGTTCTTTAGATACATAGTAGTTCAACTCTGGGCTAACTGCCCAGCAACCAACACTGTTTGAAGTTGGTCTAAATTCAGTAATGTGTTGTAGCGATATATTATTTGAAGTAACAGCACCCCAAGTACCACCATTACCGATAGAAATCACAGCGCTATTACTATAAAGTTGGCGCTGCCGTTCAGCAGCATACTCTTGACATGGTGTATAATCTAGGTCAAGACTGATCTGCTCAGTTAATGGGAAAAAGAAGTCAATTTCTAACTGTTTCATACTTCAACATTCACTGCTTCGGTGTAAAGGCTACGCATAAAGGTTTTAATCTGTTCTTTGTCAACGTCAGTCTCAATGCTATCAACATAATGAGTCAAGACAGACAAAGTATCTTCTAAACTAATTTCTTCGCCGATCTCACCATCACCAAACTCTGATAAATCTTCGATGATCTTAATGTCAGCACAACCTTTATTATACAACTTCTGAACGAACTTGTCAAACTTATAGTAGTCAGTTTTATTGACTACAATCAATCTAACATATAAACCTTTTAGATCGATGGTGTCGAGGTCAATGGGGTCTTGTTCTTTGTCGTTATATTCAATTCGCTCAAACATGCTATAATGATTTTCGACGAACTCAAGCCCTCGTGTACTAAGATCGAACAGGTGAAATCCTCTGGGGTCATTATAATCTTGCCATGTGAGTTCGTAGGGATTACCGAGGTAATAAATGTGACCATCGTCGCTGCGGTGATGGTAATGCCCGCTAAAAACCAAATCAAATTTGTCGAATATTTCTTTACCCATTCCTTCATGGCTTTCCATTCCTCTGTACATTGAGAAGCCAGCAATTTCGAAATGCCCCATACAAATTTCAGCTTTGGTGTCTTTCAGAGTATCAATAGAATCTTGATAGTTTTCTGGGCAGATCCAAGGCATCATACAAATGGGAACATCATCAACGTAGATTGTAGCTGGGTGATCAATCACATTGATGTTAGTATACTCCCGCAGAAGTAAATCTGGGGAGTTAACTTCGTTGGTATTTTTGAAATACGTATCGTGGTTTCCTGCAAGCATATGAACTTTGATGTTGCGGTTTGCCAATTTATCAAAGAACATTTTCTTGGCTCTGTCGAGAGCGTAGAAGTTTACATACTTGCGACGATCAAATGTATCACCAAGAATAAGAACAGTGTCGATATTGTTTGCATCTATCGTAGGAAAGAAGATGTTATCATAAAACTTCTCAAAAAAGTCTAAAAAAGCAACACTGTCATTACGAGCACCAAAATGCTGGTCAGTGATAATAGCCACCTTCATGTGCGATCCTCTTTCTTAACCTGATCTTTAGGGTACAGTTTAATTTCAATAACATTACCAGTTGGCACTTTTAGAGAAAACTCACTCGCTTCATGAAAGGTGTCAAACCACTTGAAAGCTACATGAGTGCCACCTGTGACATAGTAACTAACTTTATACATTAGATAAAACCTACCTTTCGATTAGCTGTAGATTTCTCAGAATGTGTCTGTTCATTAAACACTTCTGCAATAGAATACTTCTGCATTTCTTTGCCACGTGGACGAACAGGCAGCTTAACATTAAGTTTATCAGCCAACGCTTGTGCTTCTGCTACAGAAAGTAGATCGAATGTCAGGATGTCAAAGCAACGCCCTGGACGAACCAATGCAGAGTCAATGTCACGAATGCTTGGAAGGTTGGTAGAGAATACCATCTTCTTTCCTTTGGTTGTAACAAGACCGTCACCAACGTTAAGGAATCGGTGCATCATTGTGTTGCCATCAGATCGGCTCTTCAAGAAGGCATCAGAGTCTTCCAGAACCATAATGCTTGCGTCATCTTCAATGAAGCGAGCGAAGAATCCATCCTTGTCAAGAATGTTGGCGTCGTAAGAAACGATGGCAGAAGAGTCTGTGTGCGCAAGCAGACCACGGATAAACGTAGTCTTACCAGTTCCTGGAGGTCCAATCAACAACAGGATGTTGGCGTTAGATTCCATATAACGTTGGTAGTAGGAGCTAAGGGATTCGCCATTCAAGAATGGATACATCTCATCAACTGGCAGACGCTCACGGTTCAGCGGTACGTTCACAGAATTACCATCGCTGGAGTAGATCCACTCGATGTAAGACGTCACAACAGAGAACTTAGATTCAACCAAGGCTGTGACATAATCAACGAACGCTTCGTCGCCAGAGGCACGAACATCAGTCGTGTTGCTGTTCACATTGTAGGAAATGTAGTTGTCAGTTTCACGCTCAATGATAAAACCAGTAGACTCATTACCCTGTACGATGAGGTTGTTCTTAAACTGTTCTTCCATCCAACCAGCCCAAGTGGCACGATTACATAGAACATTAGTTTGACGATGCAGTGTATTCTTACCTGCGTGGATTCGACGTTCCAGAAGTTGAGACTTGATCAAGTCATCAAAATCAGAAGTGCCTAAAAAGATTTTATTTTCTGTGTCACCAGTGTTCATAATTTTACTCAAGTTAAAAATATTATCATAAGAATCCCATGGATACCGTTTAAGGATTCTTTTCTTCCTGTTCCTACGTTTAGGTCTATGATATCTTAAAGCACGATCAGTTATCGATTGGCTCGATGTCCCCGCTGCCAAATCCCTGATCAATTGTTGGATCGAGTTCGCCATTTTCTTCACCTATGAAATTATCTAAATTGGCTTGTTTCTTTTTCTTCTTTTCTTTTTTACGTTCAATGAACGAATCATCGAATGTATGGTTGTTCTGCATAAACTCAAGATATGCATTGTGGAACTCACCACTCTCATCTTGCTCTTGCAACTCAAACGCCTCGAATGGCATATCCTGAATCAGCTTACCTTTAATGTACGCTTGTTTCTTTTCCTTAGCAATCCTGCGAAGAAATGCGTAGTAGATAATCTGAGTGAAGTAAGCGAACGGATTGTTCGACTTAGAAGGATCAAAGTTATCGATGTATTGAATACAGTTCTCGATACCATCGAGAATCATATCATCACGATATGAATAGTTAATAAAGTTGGGTTTGTATGATAGACCGTTAGCAATCTTTAAGATACATTCGCCAATGTAGTTGCTAACGATCGGTTTATCAAGACCCTTTTCCTTAGCTTCTTTTACTTGTAGTTTGTATTCTGAAATTGCTTTTAAAAAGTCAGCGTTGTTTACGTAATGTGCCATAGCATATATTTTCCTTTGTTTCCACAAAGCAAGGACAAGTATACAACATCTAGTAAGAAAAGACAAATCTTATTTCTCTTACAAAATATATTTGCTTTCCCCTTGACTTTAGTGCATAATAACGGAGTTAGGGTTGATCGTTACTACTAGTGTTTAGTATCGTTACCTTCGACAAACACTCTGTGTTTCTCTTCTTCTGTTTCGTCTGCGATAGGACGTAACTGTTCGATGGCTGACAATACGTTAGCGACATCTTTTAGATGTTGAAATTCGTCTTGGTTTAAAACTTCTCTTGGATCTCTACCTTTTGGAGTAAACCTGATTGCTTCGCTCTCTCTAACAACATTTAGATAGTGAGGAACGAAAGTCTCTTTGAGAGGTTTGATAAAAAGAATGTTTTTCTTATCTAGTACGAAGGATTCTTCGTCTGTGAATGCGCAGAATGGAGCAGCTGTGATGTGCTCTTTACCTGTTTCAAAATTGGGGATTGTTCTTACAAGCATTGGATGTAGCAACTGTATGTAGTTGTCATCCTCTTGTTGTAGAGCAGACATAATCTGCTCACCAGATGTTAATTTAATTACAACGTAAAATTCATTACCTGTTAGCATTACAAATTCACCTCAACAACTTTAATGTCGAATTCTTCTTCAGCGTAAGTTTTGTAGCGTTCAGCAGCGTGATTCAATGTATGGTTCTTCCAAGATTTCCAATGTAAATCATCAGCAAGGTCGTAAAGGTTACAACCAACTTTGCCGTCTTTCTTTCGCAATCCTCTACCGATAGATTGCAAGTTACGAATTTTACTCTTAGATGGCGAAGCAAAAACTACATTCTCAATAGATGGAATGTTAATGCCAGTCGAAAATGTTCCATAAGATGCGATGATAATTGCATCATCTTCACCTTCTGTTATATGCCGAATCGCCTCACGATCAGAAGTCTCAGTACCACCATAAACGAAAAATACTTTTCGCCCATCGTGCACCTTTTCTTTGATCATATCGTATAGGACTTTGCCGTGCTTTTCAACGTATTGAAAAAGGACCAGCGTGTTACCTTTAGAATTTACTGCCAGATTACGGATGAATTTGTTTCTAGGATAATAAGAAACTAACCAATCCATTTCTTCTTGGTATGTATTTTTATTCCGTCCCTTACGAATCTCATCATCATACTTAAAAACTACACACGTTATATTTAGGTCAGCCAATCTTCCAGACTGAATTAAACTTTTTGTAGTAACAACTTTATGTACTGGACCAAAGATACCTTCAAGAACTAGACGATGAACCTTTTTATTGTCGAGTGTGCCAGTAGTCCCGATACGATAGCGAATTGTGTCCATCTTTTCCATAACAGTTGTCAGTGACTTGGCTTTGAAGCTATGCGCCTCATCACCAAAGATTACATCAAACTGTCTGAACCAAGATTTTGGTTGTAGGTAGATGGACTGCCACGTGGTTATCAAAACATCCTTGGTGAATTCTTTAGAGAATCCACTGTAAAGTTTTTGGCAGTGAGAATTGACAGACCATTTATTGACATTTGAATAATCTTCAAAGTCAGAATACATCTGCTCAACGAGAGAAGTTGTTGGTACGATAAGGATACACTTATTGCCCTTAGCCACCAACCAACGCATAACTGTATAAATGATAAAGGATTTACCAGAGCCAGTAGGAGAAAGTAGTAATGTTCTCTCTGTGTCTAACGCTTTTTGTATAGCATCGATCTGGTAATCACGGATCTCAATTTTTTCTGGGAGATTAAGGGCTTTGATAAACCCTTCTACAATTTCTGGAGATATATCATTCGTCTTATTGAAGTCATCTTTCAAAGTAAGAGAATAATCATTGCGTTCGCAGAATTGCTCTACGTAACTAATTAGACCAACATAAAGAGTTTTTCTTAGTTGATCATACAGGCGAACCTTACCATCCCACAATCTTGCTCTATACTGTGGTGTAAATTTTGCACCTGGATATTCATAGGTGAAGAAGTCGGCAAGTTCTTGCTCAACACTCGGGTCAGAAAAGACACGAACATATACTTCATCTAATTTTTCAATTGTTACATTAACCAATTACATACCTGCTAAAAACTTCTTCCATTCTACGTGGGTCTTGATCTGCCAATCACGTGCTTTGATTTGACCCAAAATGGATTCAAGGAAATAAATCATTGTCTCAAGGTATTCAATTTTTACCTTCATTGTATTTAGTTCGTTATCTCCAGTAAGAAATTCATCCATCTCATTCTTGAGAGGCTTGACTCCTTGCCACTGTGGCCATCCATATCCTTGTAGCTCTTCACGACCCATTTCACCACGATAGTAGCGAAACTTATTTTTACGTAGGATGTTATAGTCCGAACTCAACTTAGTGTGTTTGAGTTTTACATTAACCAAAAGTTTAATGTACTTGGCGTGGAGTTTGGGAGTTGCTGTGGATTGTTCGCCGAGAAAGTTATCGTTGATCTCGGAATCGGCGTCCCACATTTCTTGCAGTTGTTCAATGTTCATAATGTACCTCAATTTAACTCTACCATTATATCGTAGAGTTGCAAACAAATCAAATTTGATTTATAGAAGTTTATACCATCCGAATCTAAACGTTACATTACCCACAAGGTATTGAACGTCTTCGTTCGTAGATGCAAATTGCAAAGAGCTAATATTTGTAGGGAACACATCATAAAACTGAATGGTCTGTACTGCCTGATTGTTGCTATCTAGAATTTGCAAAGTTGCGTCAGAATAGTTTTTGGCAAGTTCACCGTAAGCCGTAGTATCATTACTGTTGTTTGTAATATACTGGTCATAGCTTTCTGGAAACCCTAACGCAACGATCCAATTATAGAGTGTGCGGTAGTTCTGCATATTCTCATCGACCAAGAATTGTAACTGCAGTGGTTCGTATGATAACGTATCACCTGGAATCGGTTGCTTTGAGAATGGTGTAAAGAATTCTGGTTCACCTAGTAAAATTCCTGGCAGGTTGGCTGACTGACAAAAGAATGTGATGTCAGGCAGTTTCTGCACAGAGAACTGGAAGCCGTTTGGTGATAACGGATTTAACTGAGAAGGTAGTGATAGAGCCATAACATTATTTAGGAAATAAAAAAAGGGATCCGAAGATCCCTTTTGATACTGACCAGTCGGTCTCGTATTACATTAGGTTTGTAACACGAACCTTGCGGTAGTAGTAGTTGTTACCAGAAGCAAGACCATCAGCGCCAGCGTCGATAGTAGTGAATGGGTTAGCAACTAGACCGTAACGAGTCTTGAAACCAATCTTTGGTTGGAAAGATTGTGGATCAACTGCACGAACCATTTGTAGAGGAACGTATGGGCAGTAGAACATACCTGCGTCGAACGCAGAAGTACCCTTGTAACCAACAACGAAGAATTGGTTAGCAGATACGTTAGCAGTATATGGGTCAACATACACTTTGTACTTGCCGTTTAGAATACCAGCGAAAGTAGTAGAAGTGTCGTCAACAGTCAGGTTATTCTTGCCAGTTAGGGCAGAAGAATAGTCTAGAACACCAGCCATCGCCAATGCAGAAGCAACGTCTGCAGAAGTGATGATGATGTTACCACGACCACGACGTGTTTGTTGACCGATAGCATTGGCTTCACGTTCGATTTGGAACATTAGACCTTTGAACTTTTCAACAGACCAACGACCGTTAGAGTCAACGTCCAAGTCGAAAGTACCAGCAGTAGCAGTACCAACTGCAGCACCTTGCTTAGCAGCAGTGTAAACAGTACGAACAACTTCACGGTTGATTTCAGAAAGGATTTCTGTAGAAAGGATGTTGCTCAATTCGCCTTCAGCGTCAAGACCGTGAACAGATTTCAAGTCTTGTGCCAATTCGATAGAGTATTCAGCCTTCAAAGCACGAGTCTTTGCAGTTACAGAAGTCTTTTCGATAGAGAATGCCATCTCACCGAAAGCACCGTCACCGTTACCGCCTTGACCAAGACGCTCAGCAGCGGCAGTAGCCATACCAGTACCAGTAGTGTTGTTTGCTGGATCCCAAGAAGAACCAGCGTGAGTGCCAGTACCAGAGAAGTCAGTATCTGCTTCGTTGAACAACGCTTCAGTACCGTTTTGAGCAGCGTAGCGAGACTTCATTGCGAAGATCAAGCCAGTTGGCTGAGTCATTGGCTGAACACCAGCGATATCATAAGCGATAAGCTGTGGCATTGCACGACGAACTAGGGAGATCAATACTGGGTCGAAACCAGCCATTTGACCGTTAGTACCTGCACCGCCCATGGAGACGCCAGTACCACCAAAGTTAGTTGGAGCAGTTTCGAAAAGTGCTTCAGCTTGCTTTTGCATTTCACGTTCTTGGTTTTCCAAAAGAACGGCAGTAACCTCTTTACGGTACTGATCTTTGAAAGCTGGTGCACCTTCGTGATTCAACACTGGTGCCCATTTTTCCATTAGAGCTTGACGAGTTGTCATTTTTGTTTTCCTTTAAATTAGATTTTGTTGAGTGCTGATAGATATGCAGACATTTTTGGATCGACAGGGGCTACCTTCTTTTCCTCAGTCAACACTTCTACTGGAGCGTCAGTAACAACAGATGCTACTTCAGTCTTCTTACCAGAGAAATAATTCTCACGGATAGTCTTGACTTTAGTCTCATAAGTTCCTGCGTCTTCATAAGAAAGTTCTTCAACTAGGCTCATGAACTTTTCAGTTTCAGAGTCAGTCAAACCTTCGCTGATTTGTTTAACAATCTCTTGACGCTTAGCTTCTGCCAAAGTCTTAGTCAACTCAACGTTGGTTTCGACTTGTTCATTTAGCTTAGCTTCCAAAGCAGTAATTTTTTCTTCCATTTCGCCAAGTACATCGTACTTTTCTTCTGGAATATCAATATAATGCTCTTCAAAGAGACCTTTCAAGCCAGTAATGAAACCTTCTAAGATCTCAGACTTGATACCACGCTCAAGGGCTAATTCATTCTGTGCAATCCACTGCTCGGCAATATAGCCAAGATATCCATCAACTTGTTCAACAATTCCCTGAGTATTCTGCTCGACTTGCTCAGCAAGTTTAGCTTCGAATTCTTCGCTAATACGTGCAACTTCTTCGTTAACACGTGCTAAAACAGCTGCTTCATAAATTGTAGCTGCTTTAGATTTAAAATCTTCTGTTAGCTCTTCACCATTGAAAAGAGCATCCATATCTTCTTTCATGCCTTTAGAGGCAGTTCCTTGACGGATAGGAGCTTGGTCACCATTTTTAGGATTTTGAGATCCTTGTGGTGCAACTTCAGCTTGCTTCTCGTCGTCCACGTTATTACGTGCAGAGTCTGGATTAGGTGTTTCACCACCGCTTGGTACTGCGTCACCTTGACGGATGACAGCTTTCTCACCAGATGCGCCAGCAGCAACATCTTTAGCGCCTGTCTCAGCACCACCTAGTTTTGCTTCATCTAGTTTTTGCTTTTTAGATTCAGCTAGAATCTGTGCAATCTTTTGTTCGATAGACATTCGTTATCTCCTGTAACTGGATTAGTTCTATTAAATTATTTATTATTTATCTGATTTTACTCAGAAAATTTTGGAAAGCGTGCAATTTAGCTTCCTCTAGTTGTCGAGTAGAAGCCTTTCTGATTGAAGCCTTAGCAGCTTCGATTTGTTGCTCCACAAACTTTCCATCAATATAAATCCACTCTTTGTTTTCCATAATACCACGGACAAAAGCGTCTGGGGCAGATGGGTCTGCCACGATGTCCGCAGCAGTGGATAACATAAAGTCATCCTGAACAACATTAACCCCTTCTTTATTTAATTGAAGAGAGCCAAGTGCTCTTGAAGAAACACCAAGATTAGCGCCACCGTCTAGAAGACCTCTAGCGATGTTGCCCATTGGAGTCTCTAAAATCTTTGCCTTACCGATGTAGTTAGTACCTTCTTTGCGAAGGTCAACGATAAGATGGGAGACACGGTCCAAGTTAATAGATGGAGTGTCTGGGTGACCAAGTTCACCGTAAGCACGGTTGTTCTGAACTTGTTCTTGTAAGTAACGTGCAACTTCCTTGTCCATAACATGCTCTGGGTACATACGCTTGTTACGGTTCTGGATGTTTGACTGTAGGAAGACACCTTCAATAAAGTATGTCTTGCCTTTGCCTAGCTTCTCTTCAACGATCAGCTTGGCTTCTTGGATGTCTTCTCTAATTAGTTTCATTTTAGACCTTATCTGGAGAACCTGACACAGTAGTAGAAGCACCAACACGAGTCACATCATCGTAAGAACCGTAAGTAGCAGTTTCAACTTTAGTGTTCCAACCAGCAAGTTTACGAAGAACTAACCATCCAGTAACATCTTTTGCTGAGTGGTTATCAATAACAATGTCAGATGTGTTGTCGTTATTAACAGGGATGCCAACTGTATTGAATTCAATATTAATATCGTTCTCAGGAGCGCAAGAAATAACACGTTTGTTATTTCTATCAATTCTAACATGCGCACCCAATTCACCTGAACATACAAATTTAACTATGTCAACTTTTGGTGCGTCAGAGTTTCTTTGCTGTGTTGGCGCAGTTAGATCAGCGATAGTAATAGTGCCTGTTTCTGCAGCAGAAGATGAGAAATGAATCACAGTCTCCTGGTTTGTGTTTTTGGTTGTTGTGAAAATGACAGCCATTTTTATTCCTCTATTTGTTCAAGCACATGAAGGAAATTGCTACTGCTTTCTCTCATGTACTCGATAATCTCTGCTTGATCAGATAATAAGTTATTTAGGCGTTCTTGCGTTTGTTCAGAGATTGCGATGATACATTCGTCATTAAGTACATAATGAAGTTTCCCCTCAACAATCTTATCTAACTTATTAAGCTGACGGATTCTTTGTACGACTGGGTCTACTGTAAAAATGTTGGAAGAAGCCAGTTTAATATAATTCTCTATAAGTGTATCTGTTACTTTGATTTCGTAATATTCTTTAATAATACTAGCTACTTTGTTGCCAGATAGTTCTTCATATAAATCTTTTGATACTTGTTGTTCTAATTTTTCACTAATATATTCTTGCTTAACGTATTGTCTAGCTTCTTCCAAACTTTTGAATTGAGTTTCAGATCCATCAATTAGCACTTTTCCTTCATCTGTTTTTTCAATCAGATGCATATAAGAACGAACACTCTCTGCGATGTTCGCTTTTTTAACTGACTTTGTGAACTCTGAGTAGTACATTACTTGTTAGACTTTTCTGGATGTTTAGCGTAATATGCACCTAGTGCCATTTTGATTCGCTCTTTTTTAGACTTACCTTCAAATTTAGGATTGTCACTGTGAACGAAATCTTTAATAACATTACTTGCTGGAGTTTTCTTAGTTAAAACTTCATCAAGTTGTTCTTCAGTCAAAGAATCAATGGTTTCTAAATCGTAATCTTCTTCAACAACTGTATTACCAGATGATTCTTCTGTAGGAGATCTGAACATACTTTGCGCCATATTTTGACGCATATCATCTAATTTAGCAGAAATCTTTTCTGCCATGGCTGCTTGAAATGCATTCTCTGTTCGAGTAGCATCTTTAGCCATCATCGCATTCACTAGTTCTTGTACATTTTGGTTCATTTGTTATCTCCTGTTTGTGTGTCGCTCGTTGGGGCTTCAAGTGCCTGTGGAGCATTCGCTTGTAAATAATTTTGCTGAGCAGCTTGAGTAGCACCTGCTATCTCACCATCACGTGAAGCAAAGTCCATATGGAAGTCTTCTTCAGCATCCATTTCTTTTTGCATCTGCTCGATATCTTCTTCAGTCTGTTGAAGAACATTCTTCTTAACCCAGTTCATAGAGAAGAACTTGCCGATGTATGGCTCCATCTGTTGGATAGTAGCAATACGAGCCATCATCACTTCATTGTCTTTCAACTCTGAATAGTGGTTGTCTTCTACGAAGTCATAGCGGATATCTTGTTTGATCTCGTCCCACTCTTCTGGGCGCATGATATTCTTTGCAGCCAACTGAACACGTAGTGCGTCAGTGAACATAGTTGCAAATTTCTTACGCAAACGAGAAACAAACTTGTGAAACTTAATTTCATCTCTAGAGATTTCAACAGAACGACCAATAGAGAACCCTTGTTGTTCTTGCAAACGACCAACTGGTACGTTGAGTGCGTGATACAACTTGTTCTGGAAGTATTGAATATCTTCGATATCACCAAGATTTTGTCCACCTGGAAGTGTAGTAATTTCTGTACCTTTACCACCTTCACGGCGAGGCATCCAGAAGTCTTCCATCATAGACATATGTTTACGATCGTCACGCACTTCGCCAGTTGTAGCGTCATAAACAATCTTATTACGGAACTTATTCATAATGTCCGTAACATATTGCTCAGCCTTAACCTTAGGTAAGTTACCAACGTCGATGTAGAAAATACGACGTTCTGGTGCACGAGAAATACGATAGATGACCAATGCGTCTTCAATCATCTTCAGCTGATTAACAGCTTTAATTGCTTTGTGTAGGTATGACATCATCATACCAGTATTCTGGTCTAGATAACCAGATGGAACATAAACGATAGAGTCAATGGATAACTTGATCCCTTGTGTCGTTTGTTCAGTAATACCTTTGTCGTTAAACAGATAGAACTCTTCAACAGCTTTGATAACTTCAACACCTTGTTGGTTCTTTTCTTTAATAACGTTTTTAATACGACGAATCTTACGTGGGTCAATGTATCGCAATTCAACGATACCTTGCTTTAAATTCTTTTCGTCGATTAGAATCTGATAGTAAAGGCGTCCATCAATATACCAAGAACGGAAGATATCATGTGCACGCTCTTCAAACTTTAAAACTTTGAGAACATTGTCAAATTCTTCGTTAATCTTTTTCTTGATATTTGGAGAAACATCTACTGCGTCTAAGTTCATCTTGACGCACTTACCCTGCTCGTCTACAACAATTGCTTCGTTGACGATGTCTTCAATTGCTGAATCGCAATCGGAATATTGTGCGACTTCACGGTAACGGCGGATAAGGTCATTTTCGTTTTTAACGACGCCTTCGACGTCCATAACCATACCGTAATAACCACCAGCATTAACACCAGTGTTTATTACGGTACTGCCGTCAACTGGAGGAGGAGCTACGACACTGTCAAGCTCCCTCTCTTTTTTACGTGTAATCTCGAATCCAAAAAATTGCATTATATAATCCTTCTATCAATTATAGAGGAATAGAGCCAACTGGTGTATCAATAGAAACATTAACTCCGAATCCAGAAGAAGCACCAGTGCCAGATGTGAAGAAGTTGTATGTAAACTCTACATCAAACTGCTCAATCGCATTTTGTTGCTCATAATCCAAACCGATAGCAGAGATTGATGTTGGGAATGCATCAACGAACTTATATGTTTTGATAATAGAACCAGAACGGTCTAGCTGGTGAACCTGCAAGTCTACTTGGTAGTCAGTTGGGTTTACCTTACCACGAGTGCTGTCATAGTTCTGGATACCAGATTGCCACTGTTCTAGTGCATTACGGATACCGAAAGTAGTATCGTTGTAAATCGTAACAGTCCAAGGTGCGAAAGTACGCTCACCAGCAAAGTTTACTGGACGACCCTTGAATAATACAGGGATAGTCTCAATAGTAGAAGCTGGTAGTTGGGCAGCTTTACACAAAAATTGTGCACGTTGTCCTGCTACTGCACCAAGAGTTACGAATGATGGGAATGTCAGTTCAACACGGAACTGATTAGGGCGAGCACCGCCCCCAATCATTTGTGACTTAAAATCAGCAATATTTGCCATTTAATTCTCCTTTGTTCTTCTTATTTATTCTCTAATTACGCACCTAGCTCAGTGAAGCTAATGCTAGAACGAGCAGCCACGAAGTTCAGAGTAATAAAGTTGATAGAACGGTTTGGCTTGACGAAGATGTCTGCAACGAATTGGTTAGAGTCAATGACTTGACCAGTGTTGTTAGACTCATCGCACTTAACAGCGAAATCTGTAATACCACGACGACCTTGAATGTCACGTAGGAATGGTTCGATTAAGTTCTTGAACTGAGCACGTGTAAACGGATCGTTGAATTCGAACAGCTGGAACTTGGCAGCAGTGGCGATAGCCTTTTCCATAACGATGAACAGGCGACGAACGTTGATACGATCGAAAGCACTTGGCTTAGCCAATAGAGTCTTGTCACCGAATAGAACAGTACCTTCACCTGGGAAGGAAACTACTGGGTTAACACCAATCTTGTACAGAACATCACGGTCTGCTTTAGTTGGGTTGTGAGCCAATTTAACAACGTTCTTGATCTGACCACGGTTTAGACCAGATGGAGAGAACCATGGGTCATTAGTGTAATCAGTACGAGCACATAGACCAGCAGTATCACCGTTCAATGGGATGTAACGGTACTTGTCGTTGTAACGGTCGTACTGGTACTTGTAACCAGAGTCAAGCACAGCGTAAGAAGTGCTTGGTAGAGCGTTACGGTAAGCAACGATCTTGTCAGTAGCAGCAGAGCCAGTACCGATAACTGGGTCACCAGAAGATACATCTTGTGCAGATACAAACACAACGCAGTCTAGGCGAGATTCTGCAATACCGATAACGTAGTTAGCAACAGTTGGAGAAGCCTTACCTACTGGAATTAAAGAAATGTCGTATTGCACATCGTCAGCAAATTGAGCGAACGCAGTCATTGTTTCGCCGTCAGTAGCAGTCAAGCTATCAACACCACCACCTAGAGAGCGAGTAACCGCAGCACTCAAAGAAGAGAATGCTTTAGCTGCAGCTTGTGTACCCCAGTTAGCTGCAACAGCTGCTGGGTGATCCATCCAATAGATGTATTCAGAACCTGCGTTAATAGCGTCTTTGTAGTAGTTATTAGTACCATCAGATTTCTTAGCATCAGATGCTTTAGAAACAAATGCAAATTTTTCTAGAACAGTTCCTGGAGTACCAGTCCATAGACCATCTTCGTCGATAACTACAACGTGCACTTCGTCGTTAGAACCATTAACAGAAGCAGAGTATGTAGAAGTGCTTGGGGCGCTATCGAAGTTAGCTTTGTATGCCCAAGTAGCAAATGTTGCAGAGTCAGCCATAGAAACTAACAAAGAGTTTCCTAGAGCGCCTGGATAGCGAGCAGCCCACTCACCAAACACGCCAGCACCGTTAGCGAAAGATGTTAGGTAATCTTGAGAGTTATTGATCTTAACGCCAGATACCGCAGCAGTTGCAGTAGCAGTAGCAGTAGTTCCAGAAGCTGGAGCAGCGATAGTAACTGTTGGAGCAGAAGTGTAACCAGAACCAGCGTTAGTGATAGTGAAACCAACAACACTAGAACCAGAAATAGTTACTGTACCAACTGTTGCACCAGTACCAGTACCAGTGATGCTTACTGTTGGAGCAGAAGTGTAACCAGAACCAGCGTTAGTGATAGTGATACCAGTAACTGCACCACCTGCTATAGTCACTGTACCAGTAGCAGCAACACCACCTTGAGTTTGTGGATTGCTAAATGTTGCAGTAGCAGTACCACTGTAACCAGATCCACCAGAAGCGATAGTTACCGCAGTAACACCACCACCAGAAATAACAGCAGTAGCAGTTGCTTGAGTTCCACCTGCGTCTTGAGGGGCAGAAAGAGAAACTGCTGGAATGCTAGTGTAACCAGAACCAGCAACGTTAATTGCAATACTAGAAACGCTACCAGACTGAATAGCGACAGAATTTCTTGCTGCTGCGCTATCAGTACGGCTGATAAGCATACTGTTTGTGTAAGATAGGAAGTTAGCAGCAGTAAAGAATGCCTGAGCGTTAGCATCAGATGGCTTACCGAAGATACGAACTAATTCATTCTCGGAAGTGACACTAGTAGGAGCCAAGACTGGACCCCACGCAAAAGGACCAGCGAAAGCGCCACGAGAGCTAGAAACAGCTGGAACGATTGCTGAAAAATCTTTTTCAACGACTGCAACGCCTGGAGATAGTTGGAAAGGCATTGTAATTCTCCTTATTTGATAAGTTTTACTCTAGACAGGTTTTATGTCTACATATTTTATTTATGATTTACAAGTTTTCATTAGAAGTTTAATGGGGCAGCTTCCTGCCCATCATCATAAAACCCAAATGGAGTCAATTCTTCTTCGATAGCCTGAATTTTCTTTTCATACATAACTCGTCGAAGATCTACATTATTTAGCTCTTTGAAATACGGCTGGGTTGTTAGCCAACCGAATAGCACAAGAGGCATAACTAAGTCATCGTGATATCCTTCATCCGCCTCATAAGAACCCTTCTTTTCGATAAAAGTAGAGATTTCGGAGATGGTATCTGCATCACTAATAATCATCTTTTTCTCTTCAACCATAGACTTAAAGTTATGGCATCCGATTCTTTTAACACGTCTGTCTGTATTAACACCTAAACGTGTCTTTCCTCCACCAAATCCACCACCGACTTGTTGACCAGTAGATGAACTGTTAACCATCAGGATATTTTCATATTCTAGTTCGGCGTGAAGGATATATGCAACCTGTTCACTGATATTGGTTTCGATCAGGACATAGGCTTCATTGTATTCTTTTGCAACCTTGTGTATAACGTTAGGATACAATAGTGGGCTAATCTCATTATTTCTATACTTAGCCACGATTCTGTACGGCGTTTCTGTAATATCGACTACTTGGAACGCAGAGTGGTCACCGCCAACACCCTTTGCAACGTCTGCGACTAAACAGTAAGTGTGACCAGCTGATGGTCTAACATAAACATCCAACCCTTCTTTCTGATAGATTGTTGGGTCTATGGACATCTGAGCGATAGTGTCGGCATTGATTAGGGTTAAGCTAGAACCCAAGAACTTACAAGCAACCTCTTGGTTGTACTTGAGTTCACCAAGCATAGCCTTTTGTTCTTCAGCCCACTTCTCATCACGACCTGGAATTTCCCAGTAAGGAATGAATAATGGGACGAATCCATTACGACCATTCTCAGCGTCATTCCAGAACTTCCAGAAATGGTTATAACCTAGTGGAGTTGAAGAAAGTAGAATCTTGGTTGTCTGTCCAGCAGAAATGGTTGGGTAAACAGAAGTGAAGAATTGCTCAGCTACGCCATTTGGAATGATCGCAGCTTCGTCAACGTATAGTAAGTTAACAGACTTACCACGAATACCAGACGCAGAAGTTGCTGCAGTAAATACCTTAGAGCCGTTTTCCAATTCAATGTCACCCTTGTTCCAAGTAGTGACACCTTGTTGAAGCCATATAGGTAATGCTTCATACATAATCTGATAGCGGTCTAAAACTTCTCTAGCAGCAGTAGCTTTGTTAGCTAAGATGGCTACGTTCTTATTTGGTTGGAATAAAGTATACCACAGGATATATGCTGCAGATGTAGTGGTTTTACCTTGTTGACGACCTTCCATAAGAATAACTCGACGGTTATTATGGATAACATCAATTTTCTTTTTCTGGCAGTCGTACAGTGCAAATTTAACTAAACCATGATCAAGAGAAACAATGTAGCAATAATTTTCAATAA